GTGTTAATAGTGTCTATAATATATGCCTATCGAAATGCACACGGGGTGCACACGAGTATGGCTACGTTCACTAAGCTTCCGTCCGGCAAGACCAGGGCTCAAGTAAGGGTCGGTGGATTCTACAGATCTCAGACCTTTGACCAGGAGAAAATCGCAAAAAAGTGGGCAAAGGAGATTGAACAGCAGCTCAAGCTGTCGACCGGAGGTGACTACATTGATCCGCCGAAGGATGCCAATTTAGAGGATCTTGTGAGCGTCTACGAAGACCAGGTCGGAAAGGTCAAGGAATTCGGAAAGAATAAGAAAGCTGTTCTGAAGTCGCTAAAGGCCAAGATTGGGAAAGTGAAGCTGCGTTCAATGAGCGAAGCAGCTGTCCGCGATTTCGTAGATCGCAGGGTCATGGAAGGAGCTGGCGGTGTGACTATCGGAATCGACCTAGCGTACCTGCGGACTGTGCTTAGCTGGGCTAGATACGTCAGAAACCTCAATCTTGATCCGGACATCACCCTGGATGTTAAACGCTCTCTTAACCGGCGAGGCCTCAAAACTCGTTCGACAGAGCGCACAAGGGTTGCTAGCCCTGCTGAGCTGACAAGGCTGTGCGATCACTTTGGGAAGATGACTCGAAACACGATCGATATGATTGCAGTGATCGAGTTCGCCGTACTGACTTCGCTGCGTCAGGAAGAGATCTGCATGCTTAGGATCGAGGATATTGATTTTGATCGTCGAGTGATGCTTGTACGTGACAGAAAGCATCCCACAGAGAAAATTGGCAATCACAGTGAAGTGCCGATTCTTGATGACTTCGTGAGTCCTATTGAAAAGGCAATGGGTGAGAGGACGTCGGGAAGGCTTTTCCCATACGCCCCCAGATCAATCAGTGCCGCATTCACTCGTGCTTGTCACGCTCTCGCCATTGAAGATCTGAGGTTCCATGACCTCCGTCACACAGCTGCTACTGACCTATTCACGCGAGAGCTCGACATCGAAGCAGTGTCCCTATTCACCGGACATAAGGACTGGAAAATGCTGCGACGCTACACACACATCAAAGCGGAGTCTGTACATCTTGTAGAGCGAAGGAAAGCTCTGCGTCGCGCAAGTGAAGAGCAGTTAAAGAGCGGCCCGGATGTGACTACGGTCTGATTTGGCTTGAGCAAGACAGTCGAAATAGCCTTTAACGTCCGCTATCGAGTAAAGGGGCTCGTTCCCGAAGAGAATAGAGTCGGGCCCTTTAGCTCGCTTCCTCCATGACTCTAGCGTCGACTTTTTCACGCCCGCCAGCATCGCAACCTGGCTCTCTGTCCAATAGCCCAGTGACTCAGCCAGCCTCGCGCGCTCGCGCTCTGCAGCTGCACTGTCAATGGCCACCTCAATGCCTTCGACCCTCACACACGCATTCATCTCACTCTGCCCAGTCTTCAAATCGGGCGACACTGCGCAGCCCGTCTGACATCAATATGTTGTCAAATCGAGCTTTTGACAAGACCGTTCGTCGGGTTATTCTTTTTGCTCTATTGACAAACTGGCAATTTACAGAAAGTACACTCAGTGTACTAATGCAGCTAGCTGCGAGTGAAAAACGCGGAATCCCCAGCAAAACCGGGACATTGACCTTGCACTGCAAGCAAGATCGTGAGTTAATAATTGCCATAATATGTTGGTTGGGGCGGAGCATGAAGACGATTCAGAATCTGTGTCGCAAAGGGTTCAATCTGCTGATCATCTTGTACATTCTGTCGATTTGGCTCTAAGCGCGACCTACGCTGAGCCCTGGCTTGAGCTCCCCAGCGAGGTGTTTGGGAACAAGGCCGCCTGGGGCTGGAGGGGCTACTTGGCTTTCTTGGCCTCGACGTCTTTCAGGCGCTTTATCTCGCGAGGGAGCGTGAGCTGGTCGTAGATATCGCGGACTGCTGCCAGCTCTGATTTTGCTTCCAGCAGGTGGTGCCGGGGGGAGTTGTGATGCTCAAGCGGCAGGTCGGGCTCGCCGAGTTCGATGTAGCGCTTGCGATCCGCCTTTAGTAATTTTAGGTGGCTTTCCAGGCGTGTGACTTCCGACCTAGCTTCGATCTGGTCTACCCCTCCAAGCTCCTTCACAAGCCGCTTAAATTGGGCCAGCACGTCTCTGTATATCTTGCTGGCCCTATCATGGATCTCCACGCCTTTGAGCTTGGATTCTAGGTCTGTGATCGAGGTGTCCAAATCCTGTTTGCGCTGGGCATAGTCCGCTTCAACCTGAGCCACCGTTCTTGCAGGGCGGCCCATCGATCTCGGGCTCTCTTCGTTGATCATGGCTTTCGCTAAAGCTAGGCGGGCTATGCCGTAGTTTTCTGCCAAGCCCCGATCTAGATTTTCGAGAGGGGTCTTTGATGGTCTGCCAATTTTTGGCGCTGACTCGATCCTCTGGGATATCGACTCAGGTGTTGAAATATCATCTCCCTGCTCGACCTCAAGGACATTTAGTTCCTCAAGCTCGTGAGTGAATTCAGCAACCATTTCGACGTAGGCTTGTTCATCCGACTTTGCGATCTTTCCAACGCGCAGATGGACTTCCGGGGCTTTCTGAAACGCGAACACGTCATGCACTGCGGGAAGCTGCGCAAGTTGCTTGGAGAGAGCTGCTTTCATCTCGCCGCCCTTTGAAATCAGCATGCCCAAGCTCAGGCGCTGGGACAGCGCGTTTGCGCGCAAAATCGCTGTGTGAGGGTCTTCTACTGCTAATGGCTCGGCCAAGCGAAAGCCGCACTCGTCGAGATTGGCTTTGAGTCGTGCAAGCTGGTTGCGCTTGAGCTCAATGTCAGATGGCTTTGGCATGTCGAGGCCCCGGATCTAAATATCGGGGATAATATGCCATGGCGCCGCGAGAGGCTATTCCGGACGTTCAGATTCGGGCAGGACGAGATCAAGGTTGCGCTTGTAGCGCTGCAGATCGGCAAGAGCCTTCTCGGGGGAGGCTTCCCAGATCTGCCTGTCTACATTGCGCTGCAGGTGGCCAGCCCAAGAAGCAGGGTCTTCCTCTGTGTGCACGAAGTCAACATCGCCGAGCAAGGTGCTGTATCGATAGCTTCGGCCAGTGGTTACGAATGTGAGACAGAAAGGCAGCTGACTGATCCATCCGTGCTCACTGAGTACTGATTCACAGCTCAGGTAAAAGCTGTCGAGTGGACGAAGAAAATTGGTTAAGCGAAACAGCCCAGCCGCAGGAGGGCCAAGGAAGGGATTTGAGTAAAGCTTGGGGGCGAACTTCTTGATGATGCCAGCTCTGACATGCCTGGCCATGGCGACACGGAAGTATTCCTTGGTTGGATAACCAGCAAACCCAAGCAGGGTGGACTCAGGAACACACCACACCCCAGCTCCGGCCAGGGTTCTGCATGATTCCAGTAGCAGCTTTCGATTCATCACACGCCCTCACTTCATTCGACAAAAAACTATCATTTTTGATAATAAATTGTCGAGCGCAGGGGCAAATCATTGGGAGCCAGACCCAGGCACAACCCTCTGAAACGAACGGCGATAGTACTGCTGGCACTCTTTTAGCGAGTAACGAATGTCGCGATTGTGACCCCGGAAGTAGCCCAGATTTGGATTCCTAGTGCGCCAGGTCTTCAGCGTGTTCAGACTCACACCCAGAACCTCTGCAGCCTCGGTAGCAGTAATAAGGTCATTCGGAATCCGCTCGTGCATGCCCATCGTTTCGCTCTCTTTTCTGTTGTGTCGTCAACCGACCAGCAAAGGCTAAGAGCAAACAATATCTCTGTAAATCGTCAGGAAAATAATCAACTAAGTGTACTAACACCCATTGTCAGACAACCACTCCCAGCAACCCCAGCAATTCCGGGCGTTGTCTGAAACTGCCCCAACTTTCTCGCATTGCTTTCTCTGACGAGTGGTAACGGAATTGACAAATTGGCAACATAAAAAAGCCCCAGCCAGGAGAGAGAGGCCCGGCCAGGGCTGGTGCAGCACACAACAATAGAGGCATAGACAGTAAGAGAGAGGAACTGCCTACATCTTTATATTACCACTGCCGTTAAGCTGTATGTGGGGATAAATCAAAAGCTGTTGGGTTTTTTGAGGGCAAAGTTTGGTGGGTTTGCGCGCAAAAGCCACTAGGGAGGGACGGTTTATCTACTGACCCGAGATTTCAGCAAGACCCTTGTTATCCAGTATTAGATTTACTGCGGCTCCCGATCCAACGTTATGCACCTTTACGACACTAAACTGATCATCGATACAATCAACAAACTCGTGACGATATATTGTCGCGAAGCAGATCCCATGATCACCCTCGGTTAAAAATCCATTGAATGTTGCGTCAATGTTAGCCTGCGAGTGAATGTGGTCGCATTCGCATACTGCACCCCAAATCTGCGAAGCGGTTGTTAAAGGGAGCTTATTTATATCAATGGAGTTCATCTCACCGATCCTTTCTTATTGTTATATGATTATGATGACAGAGAGATTTTTTGAAAGCAACATAGTGATCTGCTGTATAACTTAAAGTAGTTAGGTGTCAAATCGTGAGGGCGTAAAAAAGCCCCTGGGCGTTAGGGGCTTTGATCAAGGCAGGGTTATTTCTTTTTCTGCTGAGCAAGCGATTCGCGAAGAATGACTTGCTGTGATCGACTCAACTGATCTGTAAGGGACATAGAGGCCTGCTCCTGCAGGTACTGTGGTGCGCTTTTGAAGATGCTTTGGGTGTAGCTCCCCCATTTCAGAAATGTCTCATCAACTGCCGCTTTAACAGATTCAGAGCTGCTTGAAGGAGTATAGGTGCGGTAGTAATAGCTTGTGATGACACTGCTGGACTTGGATATGCACTCGACCAGGCGTCGATGGGTTTTGTCTGCATGCTCCTGGGTCAAGAACCTCTTTAGACTGTTACGTTGAAGCTCGCAGTGGAACAGGCCGCTATCGATTAGCTTGAGCATATTTTCAGATGGTGTCGAGGTTGGGCTAACCTTGCTTCTCAGCTGATCCTCATAAGGCATTTTGGAATAAGCGATGAAGCTGTCGATTTCGGCCTGAGATGCACCTCTTTGCTTCATATCAGCAACAGTTGTTTTTAACGCCTCCTGCGCAATCTGTTCGTCCGTTTTTGGCGTATAGGCTGGCTGAGATACACATCCAGAAAGCAGTGCCAAGGTGAGTGCCGCACAACTCCATGTAAATCGCATGTTTCCATTGTTCCTTTTGCTGTAAGTGGTGGTGATTTCGAATTACTGGCCAGCTTCCAGATTTTCGGCTGCCTCTTGTCGTTGGTGCTTTCTCTCTTCCCAACGTTTGTGCAGAATCTGCTCGCCTTGTTTTTCCAGCCATTCAACCAGTTTTGAAATCTCTGAGGTCATGTGCAGAAATTTTTCTTTGGTGATGTGAATGTGTGGTGGGTAGAGCCAGCTTCTCTCGCCATCATCGATCTGCTTCGCTAACTCTTTGTCCCTGTCACTGACGAAAAAAGGGCTCGGTAGCTTCGGAAGGTCGCTATCTCTGTAGCGGAAGGTATTAGATGTCAGAGACTCGTCATGCTGAATGCTGTTCCGGGCCAAGACTATTTCTGAAACAAGCGAGTAATCGAATGGGCCAGTGTCGAATTTATCTGACCCATGCGACTCGTAGTACGCTTGGTAACCTGCAGGCCATCCGTTTTTGAACGCCGCTTTTGTGCAATCTGGAGCAGACCCAAGGCGGTCTTGCCATGCAACAAGGTAGATGTGTAGTGATGCGGATATCATCGAAAGGCAGGAGCTGCCCAGTACCTGTATCGATGCATCAGCTTCCTCCCATTCGAGCTGGAATGGTGGTTCACCATCCTCGCTATAGGGCGGAATAAATGGACGCACGCCTTTCTCGATCTTTCTCATGCGCTGTTCAAACGGTGCTGAGCCATTGATGTACAGCTGCTTGATAAACCCCAGCCGCTGTTCAAAAAAGAAGCGAATATCCATTTCATAGGTCTCGTAAGGTGGGGGCCAGCCCATGATGGCACCTCAGGCTGGCCGACCATATCACGACAAGGGCTGAGTGAAGAATGTCCCGATTTCGTTTTGATCAGGGAATCCCCCAGTCCCTGTCTTGAGCTTGATCCGGGCGTGGATAATCACGTCTTTTGCTTTCAAAACGTCGTCAAAGCTGCTGGTGGGGAGGTTGGCGGCGGTCTTGAGTTTTTCGAGCATCTCACTGGAGATTTTGATTGCCGTTGGGGGGGTGCCTTCGGAGTAGAAGCGATGCCAGACGTGACGTCCTGCGTGTTCGCCGCTGACGATTTCGAATTCGGCCAAGGCTGTTTCGCCGCCCGATTTTGTTTTGCCTGGCTTGAAGTCCTTGAGTTTGATCAGGGCCTCGTGAGTGGGCATCGGGGCTTTTGATTGCGCCTGGCGGTTGACGATGGTGGTGTCGATGCCCTTGGCTTTGCGGCGGAGCCAGTTCAGATGGGATTTGACCCAGGATCTGCAGGCGCGCAGGGCTGCAGCGTTTGGGCTCTCTCCTGGGCGTGGCTTGTGTCTAGCGTAAGATTGGTCTCGGAAGTATTCGCTCCCAGGGTTCTTCTCCTGGTCGACCTCCAAGATTTTTTGGACGATCTGGTCTTCGTTTGCTGACCCGAACATGCCTCCGAGGACACGGTTGAGCTCGAAGCTTCTACCTGCTGCGCCTACGGCTGTGCCAGGGGTGCGGGGCTTGTTGGTTTTGGTGTACTCGGCGTCAAGGCCATAGCTGGACTGAGCTAGCTTGAGCTCAAGAGTGTCTAATGGTTTGCCAGGGTTGTAAAAGCTTATCGCCCCTGCTTTTCTCTCAGGGTGGGTGGTAAAGGTGTAATAGCAGCGAGCGGTTTCTCTCCAGCATCCGTCAATAACTTTCAGCAGCCGACCGTCTAAGAAATCGTCCAGTTGCTCCAGCGCGGCGGCTGAGATAGCGAGAAATTCCTCCGGGTGGGCTGGTCGATCGAGTGGCAGAACTATGCGGAAGCGCGGGCACTCAACCGTGTTGCTGTACGACGTATAAATGCAATGCTCCCAGTTGAGATCGATAAGGGCGTCTTCCAGCTCCTCCAAACTGACCAGATCGTCTGCGGGTTTTTGGTCAACATCAAAGATCACCATGCTTGTCGCAATCACATTCTCCATGTTTCTCTCAGGGACGCGAAAAAAAGATGGCGTAAAGGTAGGCCCATCCTTTAGATCGCTAATGCGCTGATTGAGAAGAAAATGGCTGTAGAACTGGCGGAATGACTGGGTTTGGCGATTCTGTACGTAGCGAGTTTCCGCAGTGTTCTGAGTTGCGAATTTGATTGCTGTCGTGCTCATGATTGTCTCTCTTGTTATGTTGTGCTTCTGCGCACATTCATAGTGTTGAATATGAGCAAAAGAGTGTGCAACACCTATTTCGCTTGTCATTTTTGGAAGTCGAGGTATACGAAAGGAAATTCACTTCAGTTTTTCTTAACCAATTTAACCCTTACCCTCAACGGGTCTCTCTTTTTATAAAAGGAAAGGGACGGTTGAGGGTGATTGCTGATAGAAAACACCAGGCCGAAAGGACTGGCAAGTAAATTGGTTAAGAAAAACTAAAATCGCAACGCTGCGTTACGCTTCACTCCTGAGGCTCACGTCTGCGCAACCGAAATCTACCCAGCGTTACCTCGATATCCCTCAATCAACCGTGCGTTACTTGCATACCTCAATATGTCCATTTGTCAACCCCGAAAGGTATTGCATGGTCTTTTGCTCATGTTCAACAATACAAATGTGCGCAGAAGCACGACAACAACACAGAGAGAAATCGAAATGCATCAGGTCGAACAAAACATCACTGGCGCTGGCAACACTGTTATTATCGGGATGGATTTCCCAATCAATGGCTTCCAAACCGTTGCAGCTGATGATCTAACAGATTCTACGCAGTACATTAAGAGCGAATACCCAAGCCTTAAAAGACTGGTGAGCATCTCGAACTCTCCAAGCCAAGCAGTTGAAGCGGCATTTAAAACCGCATCAGGCCTTTACGATCCTCTCTCCGGGAAAATCACAGACAACGTCTATCAACTGAACAGGTCTGACGTTGCGCTGCTCGTGCTCAAAAACGAAATTACAGAAGGCAATTTCGGTAAAGCAGCCTACGAATTGGCTCGGGATACATATATTGCCGGAGACAAAGCAGTCGCCGCTCAGCGCCTGGCCTTGGTGTCTGGAAAAAGTGAGGCCGAATGTGCAATGGCCATCGCTGATAAGACACTTCGCGTTCAGGCGTTCTTCGATTCAAAAAGTGATAGCCATGACTTCCCTGTAGTCCATAAGCCAGTTTCCGCGTCCTGGCTCCGCTCGGTTCTCCTTCGTCGCGACCGTCGCGCACTGATCAAATGCCCGACTGGGTGGGGCAAAAGCTCCCTCGTCATCAACCCTTGCATCTCCGACTTCCTAGACGCCGGCAAGAATGTTCTCGTGATTTCTCATCGCCGCTCGATCATCAAGGGCATCGACATCCCTGGTCTGGTTGACTACGAAGACGTACAGCCTGGCCAGATGCAGAAAACCCGTGGACTCAAGGTGGTTGTCAACTCACTCATCAGCGCGAAATTTGACGACTTCATCAAAGACGTTGATCTGGTTGTGATTGATGAGGCCGCGCAGGTGCTCGATCACGTTTTCGAAGGCTCTGTGCAGCAGCGCGAAGTCGTCTGGAACACCCTCAAGCAGGTTGTACACAACGCGAAATCAGTGGTCTTTGCAGACGCCGACGTCAACGACGAATGCCTGGCCCTGATCAAAAAGGTAAGGAGTTCATTCACTGTTTCGAGATTGATCAGGCTCACACTGACGTCAACTGCAAAGTAGGCGCCCTCGACCAGGTGCGTGCCATGGCCCTCTCTGCAGCCCAGGCAGGCCAGAACACCCTCATCGCCTGCGACATTGCTCGTGACGCCGAGGCCCTGGGCAAAGTCCTGGAGAAAGGCGGCATCGAATCATTGGTTATCACCAGCAAAACTGCAGGCTGGCCAGCCCAGTCAGCTTTCATCAGCAATCCAAACACCACTGCTCACCAGGTGGTGATCTACTCCCCAGCCATCACCAGTGCTCTGAGCATCACCAGTGGCCACTTCCAAGCGCATTTCGGCCTATTTGAGGGCTCTGTCACACCACGCTCCGCAATCCAGATGATGCGCCGTGACCGCACTGCGAAGGAGTTTGTGATCGGCCTGCGCAACCCTCAAAACAAGCGGGAAGAGATCGCCCAAGTCGAGTTCGACGCTTCTGCAAAATCCGCGTTCGACGATGTCCGCAAAGCCCACATGACCCGCACTGGCTGGCTCCGCGACAACATTCAGCTGACCTTGCCTTACGAGCTGAAACGCCAGGGCTTCCAATTGGAAATGATCCCAAACGACAACGACCTTGGCATCGAAGGCTTCAAAGCGAACAGCGCTGGTCGCAGAGCAGTGAAGAAGGACACTGCCCTGATCCTTCTTAACGCTACCGCTTCAACCGAAGTCCAGGCCAAACGCACACAGAAGATCGGCTCCAGCAGCGAAGCTGAGCACTTTGCCGCAATCCGGTACCAGGCCCAGCAAGGCCTCAAACGAAAGGATCTGACTTTCCAGGACGCTCAATTCTGGGGTGAAGGCATCGGACAAGTGAAGCTCGACAACTACCGCAAGCTTTTCGTCGAGCCATCAACCACCTTCGAAGCGCTCGTCCAGGAGCTGCACACTGGCCTCCTCAATGACACCTGGACTCCAGCTGATTCAGTAGCCCTCTACGACCGAATCAACGCTGTGAGGCACGAAGCAATCCTGGCTGGATTCAAAATGCCCAAGAACACCGGATCGGTCTCCGATCGCAGTAAGCAAGGCGCAATCTCCGAAATTATGTCCCTGCATGGTTTGAAAACAAAGCGGAAGGATGGCGGTAAGTCAGGGTACTACTACATTATTGATCCGAAGTCCCTTGAGCAGATGGAGGAATACACTGGGCTTTAAGGGATTGCCTGGGGGCAAGGATGCCCCTAATTCACAGCAAGTTGTCCGATACAAGAAAGAATTAAGATAATTGAATAAAAGGCGCGATTAGGTGTTGCGTCAGGTTTTGCTCATTAACGATAATAAGATCATAGCAGCACATAATAAGAATAAGAGAGTGCATTGTGAAAGGTCTAGATCCGCAGAAGATTGCTGACATCTTTAAATCAGATTCGTACGCCAAACACTTCCAGAAGCCACACGGCTATCTCAATGTCGACAACGAGCTCCTCAAGCTATGTGCTGATGCGTGCTACGAAGTTGAGCAAGCTTTCCCCTGGAATGACTACAATCGTCAGGCATACCAGCGCAAGTTTGAGGACGGCGAGTCAATCATCAAGACTCCAGACCTGCCTCGCTACCCGCGCCCATATCGGAGCTGGAGTGAATTCAGAATGGGGCATTTCGGCGGCATGAAGGGCTTCGATTACGAGCCTTCCGCTTACAAGATTCCTTACTATGTCGAGCATAGCTACCAGCCAGATTGGATCGACCCTCTAAATGATCGAATCGTCTACGAGGGCAAAGGGGTTATCGCGGATCTTGAGACTGCTAGGAAATACATCTGTGCTGCGAAGCAGAACCACATTCACATCGTCTTCATCTTCTCAAATCGCAATATCAAATGCCCATGGGTTAAGCCTCGTGTTGATGGCACTTCAATGACGATGGAGGACTGGGCTAAAAAGCAAGGCTTCGACTATTGCTATGAAGGCCAAGAAGCCGCTTTTCGGAAGTCCGATCGTTACAAATGGCTTGTTCAAAACTTCGGACGTAATCTGCCGTCTCTGAAAGAACAACTCAGCGCAGACGGAATGAATAGCCATCCAGGCTTTTTTGCGCACAAACAACAATCAGCAAGTGTTACAATGACTGTACAATAACAATAATAAAGTCAGTCGTTATGCGCCACGTCCTTGGTATTGACCCTGGCCTCTCCGGAGGCATTGCAGTGATCGATGAGAACTTCAATCTTGTCGATTGCTTTCGTATGCCCGTAAAAGAAATCGGCGGCAAGAATAAGGTCGATGCCGGGGCTCTATTTGATCGTCTTTCCCAATTCAGAATTGACCTTGCGGTACTGGAGCTGGTGGGCACAAGGCCAGGCGAAGGGGCTGTGGGGGCTTTCAGTTTCGGTGATGGCTATGGCGCTGTCCGTGCTGTTCTGGAATGCCTGGGTATCCTTTATCGTCTAGAGCGGCCTCAGGCCTGGAGGGGTGGCCAGAGCCTCACTGGCTTGAGCAAGGAGCAAATCGGCGAGATCGCTTTCGAAGTCTTTGGCTCTGACGAGATCTACCGGGGCAAGCGCCTGAAAAAGGACGGCACTCGTGGGTGCAACGATGGCATCAGCGATGCCCTCATGATTGCCAAGTTCGGCGTGAGGTTTCTCGATGCGCCGTGCTAATCAGCTGTCCGCAAAACTCGTCAAAAAGATCGTGGAAGGTGTCCAGCGGACTACCACCATCGAGCTCGCCTGCGCAATTGCCGGGGTCTCAGAAGCGGGATTTTACAAGTGGCAAGCACTGGGCAGGGCCTTGATCGCAGGCGAGGTCGATCAGGACGAAATGACCCCAGACGAGTTGCTTTGTGTAGAGCTTGTGGAGTCTGTTGAGCTTGCCAGGAAATTATCCTGCCTCCCCGCGATCGACACCATTCAGAAAGCAATCAAAATGGGAGACGTCAAAGCAGCAGAGAAGCTATTGGCCAGGCGCATGCCGGATGCGTTCGGTGACTACGATCGGAAGGAAGTCACGATCAAGACCGACAGCACGGGCGAACAGAATTCCGGCATCGCAAATATCCCAACGCTCAGCAGCGCTGCAGGCCAAGATCTCGAAGCCATCCTCATTCAGCAGCAGGCCGCAGCCGTAGACCTTGCCAGATCGTCAACACAGGCGAGGAAGCCAGGTCATGATTAAGCAGCGCACCCGATTCGACTGTGGGATCGCCTCTTTCGCGACCGCGCTTCAGCTGACGTACGAACAGGCGCTCAACCTATTCGCACCCCAATCAGATCTCGTGGGCACAACAGCCATAGACACGGCTAACGCTCTCACACAGCTCGGCATCCCGAATCAATACGTGACGTTCCCGGAGTTCTACACGCAAATCGGTCGCCCCGGAAATCCCTGCAATCCCGACATTATCCGAGGCTGTCCCGCGATCCTGACGATCCTCTCTCGCAGTGGTTATGGCCTGCATGCGGTTTACTGGGATGGTCACCAGGCACATGACCCAGACCCTCGCTACCCCGAGCAGAGAGCACTGGAATCCCTGATCCTGCTCGAAGCTGTGTTTGTAAGCAAAACACCTGCTTTGTGCGCAAAAAGCGGAGCGGTGTTGCAGGGCTTTGAGGGGTTGCCAGCATGACCGCGATGCTGCCTCGAAAGGCGTTGAACTCTGCCGTTCGCCGGGTGATTTGGGAGCCTACAAAGAACAAATCCGGAGGGCTTTCGAGCCAGGAGATGTTCCTAATCGTTGGCCAGCCCGACACGCTCGTGCACGAAGTTTTGTTTCATGGCACTCGCGGAAATGGAAAGTCCGCCTGCCTACTCATGGGGTTCGCTCAGCACGTTGGGAAAGGCTGGGGTGCGTACTGGAGAGGTGTGATTCTCCGTCGTCAGTATTCGGCTCTGCGCGACCTGATCAACGAAGCCGAAAAGGTATTCCCACGCCTCTTTCCCGGTGCGACCTACAACAAAAGCGAGAGGACTTGGACGTTTCCGGAAGGCGAAGTCCTGATCTTTCAGTACATCGAGAAAGCCAGTCAGTACGAGGCCAAATTCCACGGCCAGCAGTTCACGTATATCGGTTTTGATGAGCTCACGACCTGGGCTACCGACGAGATCTACGAGAAGCTCCTTTCGACCTTGCGTACAGCGTACCAACCGACACCCCGCCAGCCCCTGATGCCCCCAAAACAAGTCAGGGCAATGACCAACCCCTGGGGCCTCGGTAAGAGGTGGGTCAAGGAGCGATTCATCGACGGCAAGCGCAACGGCGAGATCGAGCGCACGATCAAAACCCTGGTCGACGAGGACGGCAACAGCCAGGAAATCGAATGGAAGCGCTGTGCGATCTTCGGGACGGTTTTTGAAAACAAATACGTCGACCTTGAGTACAAGGCATGGTTGATGAACATCGCCGATCCCATGCTCAGGGAAGCCTGGCTTTACGGGAACTGGGAAGTGGTCGATGACACGGCGATGTTTGCCAAGGTTTGGGATCGGGACGTCCATATCCTGCAGCCGTTTGAAATACCGGCGTCATGGAAGGTGGATCGCTCATTCGACTACGGTCAGTCGACTCCGTTTTGCTGCCTGTGGACTGCAGAAGCAAATGGCGAAGCCATCACAGTCGGTGGCAAGGTTTTCTGCCCGCCCAGGGGGTCGCTGATCATCTGCGGCGAGGACTACGGAACGCCTTTGACGCCTGATGGCAAGCAACAGAAAAGGGATTTGGGGTTGTTTCTCAGTGCCGGCAAGATTGGCGCCCGCCTGAAGTCCAGGGAAGTGAAGCTACAGACCACAGTGTTGAAAAATCACGCTCGTATCGCTGCTGGCCCGGCGGATAATCAAATCTTCAACGGCGCCCTGGTCGACAATGGCACCGCACCGACTGTTGCAAAGGAATTGGCGAAGGAAGGCATCACTTTCACGCAGTCTGACAAGCGTGCCGGCAGCCGGATCACATCAGCACAGATCATGTTTGAGCGCCTGCAAGCCACCGCAGACCGCAATCCCGAAAAGCCCCATATCTACATCTTCTCAGGCTGCAAGTTCCTCACTCGCACGATCCCTGACCTGTACCGCGACGAAGATGAGCCCGACAGCGTAGCCAAGGGCGCAGATGACCATAGCTGGGACGCCCTGGCCTATAGATTGACCTGGAAGCGCCCAGTTACCACTGTCTCTCATGGGATACTGAGTTAAATAAACGCCATAATAAGAGTCGAAAAGACCGTGAAAGTACAAGACAAGTCCGAAATCTGCTCCAAATTCTATTCAGACAGACGCCCCATTCGCGCACTGCGCGGTGGTACCGACGCCATGCGCGCAGCAGGTCAGGAATTCCTCCATAAAATGGCAGGGGAAACTCCTGAATCCTACAAAGCCAGGCTATGCCGCACGACGCTGAACAATCGGATGGCAAGGGTCGTAAAGAGTTTGTCTGCAAAGCCTTTTTCCCGGCCTGTGGCTGTGACTTCGGAGTCGCATTCGGAACTGGCAGAGCTGTTCAGCAACAACATCGACGGCAAGGGCACATCTGTCAGCGCACTGGCGGCAACAGTGTTCCAGGATGCGCTGTGGAACGGGTCGTCCTTCCTCTGTGTTGATGCACCTATCGGCGGCGGGCAGCCCTATGCGTATTGGCTTTCTGGGGATGACATCTTGGGCTACAAACTCGACGAAGATGACAAGCTTCGTGAGATCCGGATCTCCGAAAAGGCCACGGTTGAGGATGGTGAGTGGGGTGAGAAATCCGTGGCCCGCGTGCGCGTGTTTCGCAAGGTGAATGGCAAGGTTCTGTGGGCAATTTGGCAGGAGTCTGATGGTGCTGATTTTGTACAGATCGAGGCCTGGAGGGATTTCGGGCTGGGCGAGATTCCGGTGGTGGCCGTTCATTCAAACCCAGCTGATACCAGGGGCACGTTGTTCTGCGAACCACCCCTGAAAGACCTTGCTCACATGAACATCAAGCATTGGCAGTCCCAGAGCGATCAGGACAACATTCTCCACATTGCGCGAGTCCCCATTCTCTTCGGCAAGGGCATCCCGGAGGGCACGGTCGTGAAGATCGGTGTCGACAGCGCGATCATGTGCAGCGCTGAGGGTGCAGATCTCAAATTCGTTGAGCACACGGGAGCTGCAATCACTGCTGGCAGGGACAGCCTTCAAGACCTGGAGGTGCTGATGGCTTCGCATGGCAACGAGATGCTCCAAAACACAGGGGTGGTCGAGACAGCGACTGGCCGATCTCTCAATGCCTCCGACAATAACAACCAGATCGCGTCCATGGCCACGGCTACTGCGTCAGCGCTCAAGACTGTGTTCGGTATGCTCGCCAGGTTCAGCCGTGTTTCCAACGCTGATTTTCAGGTCGACATCAACACTGACTACGGCATCAACGCCAATGCCCAGGAATTGACTGCCCTGGCCACGGCCCGAGCCAACGGTGATCTCAGCCAGTACGAGTATCTGCGGGAGCTGAAGCGAAGGGGCATCATGGGCAATGACTTCTCGATCGAGGACAACGCGGATCGCCTGGCAACTGAGTACGTCGCTGCCTGACGGTTTGATGTCAAATGGCCCACCACCCGCTATGATGCCCATTCACAGCGCCGGGAGGGCCTATGCCAGTCATCGAATTGTATTCAAAACGAAGGAAGCGTGAGCTCGGTCTGGAGCCTGATGTCTATACCTACGATAGCTTCAGTGCCAACCTCCGAGCTCAAATATGCTATGTAATCGATGATGTGCTTGGCATTCAGGATCGAAACGAGCTAGAGCGAAATTACGGAAGCATTTGCGAAGTCCTTCGGCGGGAGTATGGGGTCTACAAGCTTGTCTCAGGTCTCCATGCTCGGGCTTCAGCAATGGATGAGCTTGGCCAGTTCATATCACTGGAACAGGATATTGACAGAGTCCTCGATGCCATTGAGCTCTGCTTCGTAATCGCGGAATCCTATAGAGATAAATCCTATACGTATCGGTATCCACAGGAAGACACTGGTGCCTACATTGATGAGTGTGTTTCCGAGTTAAACACGCGATTCAAAGAGCATGGTAAGGGTTACGAAGTAAGTGATGGAAGAGTCCTTAGAATTGACTCCGAGCTTCTTCATACAGAAGCGGTCAAGCCCGCCATAAGCTTCCTGAATCAGCCTGAGTACGCTGGCCCAAGGGATGAATTCTTTGGTGCATACGAGCACTATCGGCACGGCAACCTTAAAGAGGCCCTGAACGACGCGCTGAAGGCATTTGAAAGTACCATTAAGGTTGTGCTGGAGCTGCGAGGGTGGGAGTACGATAAGACCTCACCAGCGAAAAGGCTTCTGGCTGTACTCCTGGCTAATAACTTCCTGCCGTCGTATCACCAGAACCACCTGAATGCTCTCTCAACCTTGTTGGAAAGCAGTGTTCCAACCATCAGGAATAAGGAGGGTGGGCACGGTCAAGGCTCGGAGGTCTCCGAAGTCGAGCCAGAGATTGCTGCATACGTTCTGCACATGACTGCCTCGGCTATCGTCATGTTGTGCAGCCTAGAGAAAAAGACCGCCCAAGCCGCACCTGGCGTGTGATGCCGTCACTCGTGTGTACCCTGTGTGAGCCATCCCTCGGAAGAGAGGTAAGCCACACACCATGTTTTGATGTCAAAGAGCCTCCCTGTCGGTATGCTGCCGGATTTCAGGGAGAGCTGGGTCATGTGGGTATGGCGTGAAACGAGGGAAAAGTGGCTACTCGCAGCTGCTCTCACTGTTCTGGGTCTCATCATCCTGATCAACCTCCAGCTAGAGGTTTGGCCCTGGCTCAAAGGGGGTAAGGCTGCAGCCTTTCTCTCTGCCGAGGCCACTGTCAGTGTTAGCAGTGATCTGCTGGTGGGGCTTTTTTCTGCATACGTCTTCTACGTAGTCATTGAGCTCATACCCAGCTTCAGAAGGGAGAAGCTGACGCTAACGCCATTGAATCTGATCGTCGCCTCCGTCATTGACGCCTATGAGCGAACTCGGGTTTTTGGTCACGAAACGCCGATCACATCGATCGATGACTCCATCCTGGCCCTAGACAACCTGAGGGCACACAAGAGCTCGATCGTGACGACTGCTCAAATCCTCAAGCTCAAGTTTGCAATGGAAACCGCTCACTCAAGGTATCCGGATTTCCAGCACGGCCTAACGTTGGCAGCGTCAATATCACCTGATCATGCGCTGGACTGGCTGGTTCTCACAGACAAAGTGCGGCTGCTGGCAGATCAGTATGGTTCATGGCCCCTACACCCATTCCCTGAAAACCTCGGCAACGAGCTGAGCGAGCAGCAGCGCCTTGATCCAGCATGCGTAGCTACTTTCGAAAAGTACAAACGAGACATGAACTTGATGGAACAGACGCTCAAGCTTCGAGTGCTGGAGGTTATCGAGGCTTCAATCTATTGGATGCAGCGACAGACCTCATGACCCCAGATATCCGTGGGCATAATTTCACTTGCCTTGGTTGGCTTTGAAGTTGCGGAAGCGGTAGCCCAAGAATGAAAAGCCTCGCGAGCTGGCGGGGCTTCTGGGTTTGCTAGAATCAGGTCTTTTCCCGTAGTTTATTAAATCTCAGAACTGGGGATAATTTAAGAGGGCTGTCTCCACCTACCATGAATAAAAATATAGCCATGAACATTATCAGTGATTGCTGGTCAGTAAGCACAAGACCTCCAAGATATTGAAGGGGTATCGTACACCAAATCTCAACTGCTAGTGACCAAATGCAGATATCGGAAATGTAATTGGTGAGCATCCATGCTTTGCCCGATTTTGTGGTGGGGTCATAATGCACGATGCGACAAGCAATGGAGATTAGGAAGAGAGTGATGACTGCTAAATAATAATGGCTCATTATTTTTATTCTCATTGGTGGTTCTGTATATTAACGCATTGGAGCAATGGGTGGTGCAATACCCCAAGCCCGGATATACCTGAAAGTAGTTTGCTGTCAAACAACGCAGTGATATCATTAGCGCTTACCCAAATGGAGGTGGCATCCGTGACATTGGTTATTGCTGGGCATTCGCTGATCGATATGAGCTACGATGGAATTGGTGGCACTTACTGCAACGGTGTATTCTTCGTTTCTGATAGCAGCATTACCCAGAGGGGGCAGTTGCTGGTAAGCGGATTCAAGAAGGTGGTTGAAACTCCTGTCCGGGTTGCTGGCTTAAACTTCCTGAGTGAGTATTTTCATAGCTATCAAGGGTATAACTATGAAGGTAGTTGCGGCATTGCGTTTGCTGGCAGTACATTAGTAGCCCAGCACATCATGAACTCCATCAAAAACCACCTGTCAGATCTGAAGCCCACCTATATTGAAGGTGAGTATCAGCTAGCCATGCCATGTGAGACTAGAAAATTTCTCAGTGGCGACTACGATATGGATATGTTTCAAAAGCATCACCTGGGGACGAATTATCTGCTAACAGCTGAGTTCATTGCTGGTGTTGTAGAGCATTCAGTGCAATCTGTTTTGATCCAGGCCAAGAAGCACAAAAACATGGCGGGTATGTTTTCTGCTTACCAAGCTGAATTCATACTTGGCGTTTGCTGCCCCAAGACGGGCAAATACCATATCTACAGGTACGAAATCCTGCCAAGCTGCACAAAGGGCGCCACTGTTTCGATGGAGGAGATTCCAGAGGGGAAAGTGGCGGTCATTGGTATGAGGAAGCTCCACGAGCAGGAAGCAAACGAGGCCTTTGCTGATGCCCTAGCCGCACGCAGGAGCACTGGGCCAGCTCTGTTTGAGTACTTGGCCAGCGCGATCAAGGCGCAGAACGACATTGGTGTGTTTGAGATCGGTTTTCCTGCGTTTCATTACAAGCAGGAAGGTATCCGCCTGGAGCTCGAAAAACGCCAGGAGTCATAACCCCAGATCCCCCGCAAACCCCAGATCACTGACCCAGGCCAAGTGCTGCTTGGTCTGGTCATCTCGGTAGATCTCAAAAAGGCGTTTGACTGCAAACGCTCGGATGTCTGGCTCGATGTCGTGATGCTTGAATCCGCTGCCAATCGACGCTCTGTGAAAGAATGCTACCTGGTCGCCGGCAAGGGTCAGCTGAAAGAGGTACCGGTTGCCTGCAGCTGAGTATTTGAGCTCGCTCAGCGGCGCTGCTAGCTGGTCGTAAGGGAATGGCAGGTCTGCTGAGTCGGCTTGGCTTGTGTTGCCGGCGTGTGTAGCGCGTACGATAAGTCCGAGGCTTGCGAGCTCGCAGATTGTACGAGATAGGCCGAGGTTTTGAACAAGGTTGTGGAAGAGACGAGCCAGGTGCTGGTTCTTTCGGAGCGTGGACATCGTACCTGGGTATCCCGCTAGGCGCTTTGCAGACGAGATTGCGCTTTGCAGTCCGATATCACTCATATCAGCAGTGACCTGCTCGCGCCCCCAAGGGCCAATGTAGAAGATGTTGTACGAGCCATCATCTGCAACGATTAATTTCAGTTCGTCGTCAGCATCAATGATTTTTTGCATACAAGAGTCCTTCTTAGCCAGATCAAACCTGGCTTAGGGCATGGCCTAGCGAGCCCTTATCATACCCTGTATATTTCATGGCAATTACTAAAAAGGAGCGTCACCAATGTCAAAGGCAGCTGAGTACCGCGCCCTGGAACGCCAAATCGCCGAACAACTGCAAGCTCTCGAAGCCCTGAAAGGCAGCGAAGCTCTGCAGAGGGAGCTGGAGTTTGAAGACAAACTGCGCAAGCTCCTGGGCGAGTACAACATGTCCCTACGCAACGTCATTGCCATCCTCGATCCCAAGGCTGCTGGGGCTGCTGGTGTGGTTGCAGGCGGCAAAGTTGATGGGCGCAAGGGCCCGCGTGCTCCTCGTGCTGTGAAACGGTACGTTAACCCTCACACTAATGAGGTTGTCGAAACTAAGGGCGGCAATCACGCGACCCTGAAAGCCTGGAAATTGGAGAATGGTGCTTCTGAGGTCGAGGGCTGGCTGCAGGCCTAACCATGAAGTCAATTCCGATCAAGGACGTACCGGATTTTCTCAATCGTCTAAGCGGTTATGACCTGGTGGGCGGAACTGTGTTGTTTCGCGGTCAGTCAAAGCGCGGCAACCTGCTCCCTGGTATTGCCCGAAAAGATCCCACCAACAACACAACTGCAGTCGAAAAAACGATGCTGGCTGATTTGAGGCGGCACGGGCTGACGATGATTCCGAGCTATGTCGACATTGACAATGATTGGGATATGCTCGTTCTTGCTCAGCATTTTGGAATGAAAACCAGGCTGTTGGACTGGACTTCGAATGCCCTGGCTGCAATCTACTTTGCTTGTAGCTCCAGGGGGGCGGATGACTGCTATGTCTACACACTAGAAGCTCATTCGCTAATGCTGCCATCTCTCAAAGGTAGTCCCTTCAGTCAACGAAAAACCAGGGTGATTCACCCAAATCTTAGCAACGACAGGATTATCGCGCAGTCTGGCTACTTTACTGCCCACAGGTTTTCTGAGAAGTCAGGAAAGTTCGTTTCGCTAGAAAGAAACCCTGAAGTCAAAAAGTATCTGAGGGAGTATGTGATTGCGGGCAAGGACAAGGTCGATTTCCTGATGACCTTGGAGCGTTGCGGCGTTACCTCGAAGTCAATCTACCCAGATATTGAAGGGGTATGTCGGTTCCTTAATTGGCGTGCGGAAGGCTCGTATTAAGTGTTGCGCTCTCTTTTGCTCCATCTGCATAGTGACAGTATGCAAGGGCATAACAACAAGAGAGCGCACCATGAACATCAGCAAAGTCTACGCAGATGCCAGAGCCGCCATTGAATTCTCATCCGGCACGTACTTCCTTTTCCAAATTGCTCCCCAGATCGAGGATTTCTGCGTAGACGAGTGCTTCCGCTTAGCACAGCAGGACACCCGTAAACCCTCCGACCGCCCTGATCTCAAGCAGCTCCCGAAATGGCAACAGCTTTGCGCAGCTGCGTGCATGACCGAGTTTCACGCCTGCCTCTCACGCATCGCCCAAGAACGTCTGGAACGACTTAAAACTGCCTAATCCTTAACACCCTAGGGCCTGGCCACCCGAGCTGGCCCTTGACATTCCCACCCCCAATTGCCAATCTGTCAATAACTGCCATAATATGACGGACAGGCCATGCTCACCTACATCACACCCCGTGACCGCCTGCTGCTCAAGCTTTTGAAGCCAAAAGTCGCGGCGTGGAGGTGGTTTGCGAAAGCCAGGGGGCTCGTTGGCATCTCAGCAGAGAGTCATGAGTTCCTGGAGCGTGCGCTGAACGAGCAAATCGAGAGTTACGACCGATTCTCGATGATCGGTGGCTTCAAGTTCCAGGACGGGCAGTACCTGGTTCAGCTGCAGACGGCGGATGGTATCGTGCAACGCTACTGCTCGTCGCTGTTGGAAGTTGCAGTTGTTGTCAGTTTTAAGTTCAAGGTTTGGAATGGCCCTGTTCTTAGCTTTTCCCCTCCGTTTTCGACAGCAGCTCTTAATGCCACTGGCCCTAATGACTTTATTGCACGGTTTCTAGGGATGCTGAGAGAAGAGCGGCTTGATCAACTTCGCCGGCTTTGGCTCACATATCTAACTACTGAGCGAGATAGCGATTCTTCCAGGCGCTCACAGGTTAAATGTATTGCGGGCATTCTTTCTAGGAATTACGAGTCTGCTCACGCCGGAGCGGATGTTGGCGAGAGGTTTTCTGCCGATCTTGTAAGCTTGGGAATCGATAAAAAAAAGGCTTACGACGATATCTTCGATTTGATGCACCCTTTGATTCTAAAAGAGTTGCAGCTGGATAGGCCTCACGCTTATCACCTGTACCCTGTTTGTGAGAGCGAAGATGAATTGCGTCGACTCCTAAGTGGGGATCTGGGGTTCCTTCGCGGCAGAGTGGCATTGATGACTGCTGAACAGAGGGAGTACACGTTTGGCTCGGAGTTGGGGCTATGATGTACCTCCAAAATATCATCAGGTTCTGTTCCCCAGCTGCGATCAGATTTGAGGGTGGCAACTACTATTTCGATGATTGCGAGTTTGGCACTTTCATTGAGTTCTTTGATTATGTGTCCCAGGTTTACTCATTCTCTGAAACAACAGTTCACGTAGACTGGGAGTTTGAATGCCTCAGCAGCATCGCTCATAGCATTTCAGACGAGCAAGCAAATCTTGATGATGTTGAGTTTCTGTGGCATCTGCTAAACACGGTGTTATTCGAAGACCTGGGTCGCAATGAAGCCCTAGATACAATCATGTCCAAAGCTTACTGGGCTCTCAAGAATAGCGATATCGATGCAGCCTGTAGTGCGCTGAGTGACTATGCACAACAAGCCACTGGGAGCGAGAATGCGACTGTCGCTAGTTAGGTATTTGCAATGGGTATTCCCAGTAATGCTAAGGGCAGAAGACGGCTATGTAATCTATGAGCGCCTTAAATACAGGTCTGAGCGTGACCTGATTGTTGTTTTGTACTCAAACTTCCTAGCGCTGCCAGCGAGTTATTATCGCGAGCGAGGGTTTGACAAGGTATGGGCGCTGGTTGACTCGATTGCTGATGAGGACTTGTTGTTTCATGCCTTGGGGAATGAGGTTGCTGCGGTTGCGTGGGATCAGGGGTTTGTTTCCAGACTGGACAAGATTCTCATTGTCAAAGAAAATGCGGCAGATGAGTACTACTGGTGTCTCTCAGTTGTAAATGACCTGGCTCTAATGAAATTCGCCCTGAAGTACATGGGTAATTTTAAAGATATGATTTACGGGGGAAGTATGAAGTCGCTTATTCAAGGCTTTCATGATAAGAAGCGGGAAGAGTTTATTCGTCGATATCGAGTTATTAATCAGCAGCGTGCGGCTATTCTAGATGAATGCAAGACTGATTCTGAGTGCGACAAGTTTTTGAAGAATGATAAGGAATTCATGCAGGTTCTTCGGCAGAGGCTGATGGATGCTGGGAAGTTTGAGTCGATTGACTACCTGACAGGCGCTGACTTGGGTAAGTGATTTGGTTAAGAGAAACGCTTTACCGAAGTTTTGGGAGGTCAGCCAGGCGGGTGGTGTAGTAAGGACTTAGATGGCCGCGTTGCATGCTCCACTGCATGTCCCCGATCGTGGTAGCTGACCGAAGGGCGCCTTTGCCAAACTTGGCATTGATCTGATCGAGAACCTTAGCTCTTGAGCTCTGCACGTTTGGGATGTAAAACATGTCGCCCGTGAGCTCTTCGGGCTGACAGATATCGCTCAGGGCTACTGATGACTTTGCATAGACTGCACTGTCGTCGAAGATTCTCTTAGCCAAAGAAACTGCCGCCCCCTGCAGTACCAGGGTGTCATCGGTATGCGTAACCAGCTTCGCAGAGGCCGTAGAGTGTGCGTCTTGGAAGCTATCAACAGTTGCTTTACGCACGATCAATCCCACGTCGAGTCGCCGGCATACAGAGCCTTGGGCCCTGAGCTTTTCAGCCGCTCTAGCAACGTAAGAGGCGATGGATTGCTCGATTGGCTTCCAGCCCTGCTGTCGAGTTCCAAACGCCCTGGAGCTGATGATTTGCTTTTTTGGCGGCGCCTCAAGCTCTAGATCTGAACATGGGATGCCGCGTAGCTCCAGGATTGTTCTCTGCAGCACTACGCTGTACTCCCGGCCCATTGCTTGTTCGTCACAGCAGGCTAGGTGCCAAGCTGTTTCGATGCCGCGTGCCTTTAATTTCTCAGCATACCGACGCCCGATCCCCCAAACCTCATCGACGGGAGCCCGTTTGAGAAGCAGCTCGTGTCGTTGGTCATCTAGTACAACCGCCACGCTGCCAAGGCCCTTCCAGTTTTTTGCAGCCCAATTTGCCAGTTTGGCCAGTGTCTTCGTAGCTGAAATGCCCACACCAACCCTGATTCCGACCCAGCCCCAAACCCTGTTCCGCAGATGCTCTCCAAATCCCTGCAGCTCCGGAATTCCCGTCAGGTCAGCGAACATCTCATCGATTGAATAGACCTCTAGTTCGGGCACCATATCAGCCAAAGTCATCATGACCCTGTTGCTCAGATCGTCGTACAAGGTGTAGTTCGACGAGAAAACGGTCACTCCCTCGTCGCGCAGGCGATCACGCAATTTGAAATGCGGATCACCCATCTTGTAACCCATTCGTTTCGCTTCCATCGACATCGCGATCACGCAGCCATCGTTGTTGCTGAGCACCACGACAGGCTTGCCGATGAGATCTGGACGCCACAGGGGGTGAGACTCGCAGGAAGCATAGAATTTGTTGCAGTCCACGAGTCCAAAGACCCTGGAAGCATTTGCGCTCAAACGCCATTCGGGCTTCAGAACAGGCGCGTGCATGCGATCAGCACCCCGTGGAATACCCACTCTTCGCCATCTCCTGGGCGTATGGGCTTATAGGCGCTATTGCCGGCGAGGAGCACCGGGCCCTCGTTATCTTCAGACAGTAGCTTAAGCGTGTTCTGGCCATCGATGCTGATGACCACAATCTTCCCCGGCCTGGCTGGCTCATTGCGGCTGATCACTGCTACATCACCCGGCTGGATGCCGTAATCGACCATTGAATCGCCGTCGATCTGACAAAGGTAGCAATACCGAGGGTCGAGCTTCACTACGTCATTCAGAGTCAGCCTGTCTTCGACGTAATCCAGCGCGGGCGACGGAAAACCCGCTTTGAGCTTGCAGAGCTGCAGGGGGAGCGGTATGTCGCTCAATGAGAGATGCGGAAGTTGCGTGAGCATGGCAATGCACTACGGACAGGTTGCTGGACATATATACAGTGTCGCAGGCTTGCTTACTGGTCAAGCCAAATCCGCCAGAACGACTGAAACAGGCGCATTAATAAGTGCCATGATATTGATTTTGGCCTGGCTCAATGCTAATAATGAAGCATAAAAATAATAAGAATGAGCATCCGAAATGACAGCTAATCGAATGGTAGAGCCAGTTCTGGTTTGCGACGAATCCACCCGACACCTTTGCTCCATTTACCTCTGCGGCGGGTTCGATAAGGCAAAGAACTTTTACCCAGGAGCATCTCATTGTTTTCGCGGGAAACGCCAGAAGGCCCTGCAAGAGTGGGGTATCGAAGCAGAGCTTGGCGACCATGCCTGCTGGGAGGTTTTCAGATGCATGGTTCAGTACCTGCTAAGCGCCGGAGTCTTCAAATTCCGGTACACAACGTACGAATTCCGAGTCACTGAGTTCGACAAAATTACGCTTGATGCCCTCACATGGGAGGTGCTCGGGCAAATCAACGAATGGTGAGATATGTCAGAATCAGCTGAGCTAGTCTTTCGACACTTCAAGTCCCGCAACCTCCGTGGCCTCCAATCCATCCGCCATCATCTGGACAAGCACGAGCTCCAGGCCGGAACAGTGCAGCTCCTGGCCGACATCGCCGACCACCTTCATGCCCTGGGATTTGATGGCAAAAGCAAGCCGCTGGATGACGAGTATCGCGAGATGCTCCTGGAGCTTGCGACGATTATCGGGCCGATTGCAGTGCTGCTGGGCACTCAGCGGAATGCTCCGATTTCCGCAGACTACGAGCTTGTGCGCTGCTTGCTGAACCAGCTTGTGGAGCATCAAGACGAGCTGATCATTGAGCAAATTCCGGCTGCTCTGATGAACTCGCAGTTTCATGTGGGGATGCTTCTGGTTAGGTTCTATTTGCATAAGCTGCCAGCGGGCCGGAAGCCGCAGCGAAAGCTCACGGCGATGGAGCTGTACCAGGCGTTCGAGGCGTTGGATGAAGTTGTCCCGTTTAATAGCCAAGGTGACGAGGAACTGGCTTCACTGGAGATTATGCGACTGATGTTGGACACGGGTTTTGTTCACAACATTCTGTATCGAGCCCAGACCGGAAAGTTCGTACCAAGCCAGTCGTTTTACAATACACTGAATCTGCTTAAACCATCTGAGCAGCAGTTTCTCAAGCTGTTCCATGCCCGAAAAAAAGCCTGAAAAATATTTGCATTTGTCCCCCTTTGTGTGTTTGGTATTGATATAATTAGGACATAACGATAAGAAAACAACGTCCTTGGGGGACTAAATGTTTCAGATGCACAAGCTGGTAAGCCTTATTCGCTTCGGCGAAGATGAAGTTCCACCTTTGGACTTCAACACCCTTGCAGAAAACCCCGCCTTCCTTGACTTCGTTAAATCTCACGTAGAGAAAGAAGTCGCTCCTCTCAAAAGCAAGAACGCCGAGCTTTTGAACGAGAAGAAATCCCTAGCGGAGCGAATGAAGACATTTGAGTCAGGCATCCAGGAAAAAGATGATCTGGAGGCTTTGAAGGCCGGCAAGCTCGACCTTCAGGCTCTGCTCGACAAGCGCATCAATGCCAACAGCTCTACTTGGCAGGAAAAACTGGCAGCTGAGCAAGCTGAAAAAGAAGATCTGCGCAAGGCTATTGATGGGGAAAGGCTTAAACTCAAGCAGTTCCAGATCAAGCAAAGCATCGGCCAAGTGGCGCTAAAAAACGAGTTCTTCCACCCTTCAGCGCTCGATGATTTGATGTCCGTTGCCGGCAATACTTGGCAGCTCAACGATGCTGGGGAGCTTGTAGCTCGTGATTCCAGTGGCAATATTTCGATCGGGAAAAACGGCAGACCTCTGACTCCTGACGAGTGGATTTCCGGGCTAACAGCAACGAAACCGCACTACTTCAAACAAATGCCAGGCTCAGGCTCCAGGGGCGTCACAGGAGCTGGAAAAGCCATTAGCACCGCAGAATGGCAACGCACCTTGATCGCGGCAAGCGCAGAAGAAAAGAAAGCCTTGCTCGCAAAAAGAGCCTCTGGCGATATTGTCATCAACTGATTCACTTCGGGGCCTCCAAGCCCCTCCGGTTGTGCCGGAACCATCACGCCTTGTGGGCTGATGCTGCGTCAAATCCTCCATATCCATCACCAATAAAAATATAAAAACAGGTGAAGTAATGACTGCAATGCTCCCTCTCGTGTCGCTGATTCGCTTCGGCAACGACACTGAAGCCCTCATGACAGAGGTTATTCTGCCCCTGGCCATCGATCGACTCTACGGCCAGCTCACGATGCCCCATCTCGTCAGCGTCGATACAGCCGATGAGGCAAAAAATCACGGTGATACGATCCGAATCGCAAAGCCCATTGAATTCTCGGATGCTGAAGACCATCCAACCGATTCGGCTGGCTCACAGTCTGAGGACATCACTGCCGGCAAAGTCGACGTGAAACTTGATCGTCACTTGTACAAACAGTTCGCGATGAAAGACGCTGAGTTCTTGGCGCATGCGAACTCCCTGACTCTGCCGTCTGCTGCTGCCGCTGCTGTTGACGCCATTGGTCGTACCGTCAACAAAAACCTGTTCGCGCTGTACAAGGACATCCCGTACATCTCGGGCAACCCGGCTTCGACCGCTGGCCGCGACAAGTCTGATCTGATCGGCGCTCGGAAGGAAATGCAGAACCGCAAAATCCTGAACGGTCGCAGCATCGTCCTGACCTCGGACACTGAAGCAGACCTGCTGCTGGAGTTCTCGAAAATCAACGAGAGCGGCGATGCGAACGTGGTCAGCCAAGGCCTGATCGGTCGCAAGTATGGGTTCGATCTGTACTCAGACGTTCAAGCTCCATATCACATCGCTGGCTCTGCTGCTGCTAACGCTGGCATGACCCTATCTGCTCAGGCTGTCGCTGGCTCCACCACGCTCGCCCTGGCTGGCGTAAACGGAGCGACTTTCCTGAAGGGCGATGTGATTTCGGTTGCTGGCAGCCACCAGACTTTCGTAGTCACCGCCGACACCACTGGCGCTGCTGTTCCAGTCTACCCGGCAGTTCTTGACGCAATCGCCTCGGGCTCTGCTGTCAGCGTGCTGGGCGATCACCCGATCGACTTGGCGTTCACGAAGTCCGCGTTCCTCATCGCCTTCCGCAACCTCGAAGTGCCTGAAGACGCTGCCGGCGTGAACATCGCGCAGATGACTGACCCACGCACCGGGATCTCGCTCCGGATGCTTCGTTGGTACGAGCCTCGCACAGAATCCACTCAGTGGAAATTTGAAACACTGTGCGGCCTCAAGACCGTCAGCCCAGAACGCGCCCTGCGCCTCGGCGGCCACTGACAGACTGGGCCCTCCGGGGCCCTTTCTCCTGAACTCAATTTAGTAATCGCCATAATATGTTCCACGTGGAACACCTTACGATTAGAGAACAAAAATGAAGCGCGAAGTATCGGTAAATTCACTGCAGCTGGGTGATCACAGGGTGTTTGTGGACGCTGGATCGCGAGCAGAAGCGCACTGGCTTGGCCTGGGGTATCTGTTCGTTGGGGGGACTGTTGAATCGGCCCCTAGTGAACCTGAGCCTGCTGTTGAAAAGCCGAAGCGTCGTGGTCGGAAGGCCTCGGTGGAGTTGCCTGGAGATGATTAAGCGTCATGGTTTGTTTACTGCTCAGACGCGTGAGCGTGAGCCGCTGCCGATCGTTGCGCCTGCTGAGCTGTTGGGGCGGAAAGAGCTATCGGGGGCTGAAGTGCTGGTGGCTGAGCCTTGCGAATCGGAGGCTGCGTATCTCTTTTGCAACTCCCTCATCCATGTATCCGCTGGCGGTGTCGTTAGTACTGATTCGCCGCCTATGGATGCACGTGGGGGCACTTTCATCGCCGTTGACAGAGGTGCAGTACTACAGGTGCGGTTGATGGACGGTGTCGACGCCGCTGAATGCTGGGTGCACGCAGTCAAATGATTAGAAAAATAGGGGCTGCGGCGATCTTTGGGGTGCTCAGTGTGGGCAGTCGACGTTTCGCCGGCACGGCGCCTTCGATTCCTGTAAATGCCATGGTTTTTGAGATTGCTCAAGGGCAGTACGAGCCTGAGAGAACAGATGATGACGAAGTGATCGTGTATGAAAACAATCAGTGAACTGCCGGCCTGGACTGGCGATGCTTTGATGCGCCTGCACGCTCACAAGCCAGGGTCATCTCAGGCTGTGTCGATTGAGCAGGTTGCTGACAAAGCTGTGAAGGTCGGTGACATCTTGCTCAAACCGCGCGGGGATTATGAAGGGCTGCTGGAATGCAACGGCGCTTACATTTATGACCAGGGGCTTGACGATCTGAAAGTGGCCTTGAACTTCAAGGAGTACGGGGCTACCAGGGTTTCTCTAAACGAAAATTCGGAGGCCAGGTTTGGTACCGATCTGTACTCGCAAGTGTTCCGCAGCGGGGAAGCCACGTTGGCGAAAGCTGCAGCCAACTGGCATGTGTTCCAGTCCGGAAATCCATCGCCAAATAACTACCCGCTAGGCATGACTGTTTTCAAGACCGCCTCTCACATCTACTACGGAACGTCTGGCACTGTTTTCAGAGATACCGGGGACGTAGCGCTCAATGCAGCATTTGACAGCCTTGTGGGTGCAGTGGCGACCAGTTTTGGCCAGACAATCCTCGCAGTGATTGAGTCTGGCGCTCTCACTATCTACAGCTCTGTTGATGGGCTTAGCTTCGTCAAGGTAGGGGCGATCGATGTGGACGTCTCGAAACCGATCAAGCTAGTTGGGTCGAATGAGATCTATGCTCAGCTCACCATTGCCGGCATCCATGGTGTGTACAAGCTGACCATGGGGTCTGAGCAGGTCTCTACAGCCCTCATGCTTGAGATTCCTGCTGACGTTGAGCATGAGTGCATCGAGAGTGGCGGATTCGGTTCTGTCTTCATCTACACCAATAGATCGTCCCTGGAGTTCAGGGCGCTTGAGTACGAGTACAACTACCCAATTACGCTCCCTCCATTGATGAGTCTGAAGCGCTTGGTCGCGATCAACAGCGATAACGACTACAGCCTGTTGATCGCCGTGCCGGAGTCGAGCAGCCCAGCCATGATCTCGTTTGACAGCGGGAGTAACTGGTCAGCTGCGCCAGTCATGTCTGGATACGCTGACGCTGACTTTGATGTGCTGAGTAACGAGTTTGCATTTGTCGGTGGTCAGGGCTCGACCGGATCTTTGATGGGGCAAACCGGTAGCGTGCAAACAAACGCAGCGGATTATGGGCCAGGCTACACCCTGATCCTGCCGAACATCCAGCGCCCCGAATCGAACTTGGCTTACTACATCAAGAAGTGACCTCATGCGTGCCTATTACAACCACACGGGCTTCGTGTTTCGCATCACGGATGACGAAATGCCAGGCCTCCAATATCTGGAAATCCCCGATACCTCAGCGATCGCCCCGAGCCTCAATTCGGGACTCGTCCCAGTAGTGCGCGATGGCCAGCTGCGCTTCGAGCCCAATCGTGCGGCTCTGATGAAAGCTATTCGAGAGAAACGCTCAGAGCTACTGCAGGAAGCTGACGCCAGGGTCTGCATGCTTCACGACCAAGCTCTCATCGCCGGCACCGAGGTCGACCAGGACACACGCTTGGCTCTGGCAGTATACCGGCAAGGCCTTCGCGATATCCCGGAAACCACTAACCCCTCGGCGGTGGTTTGGCCGCAAAAGCCTTGGTGAGGCTCAGGCGCGCTGGCAGAATGAGATCAGACGGTTCGGTGATTCATATGGAGGTGCGCGTGCGGATTTTAAGGGTTTCGGTTTTTGGTGGTTTGATGGTTGCTGGCACTGTTGTTCACGCTGAAGAAAGGCTGTCTTCAGAGTCCTGCAATAACGTGTTCAGCGAACTGAGGTCGCAGCACCCAGCTTCAGAGGCTTCTGCCTTAATTTCTACGCTAACAACCCTTTCCGGAGCGTCGATCTTTCGCTATGTGTCAGGGGCAGACTCAATCATCACTGACATGAAAAAAAACTTTGGCCCTACACCCTTTGTCACCGAGCTCGATGCAGCAAGAGATAAGCTAGATGAGCAGCAGAAAAAGTACTGGCTTGCCAAGGCTCGGTACGAGGAGTTCCTGGTACGACGAGATACAGAAAAGTTCTTTGGGGCGAAATCAGAATATAAGCCCCTATCTTCCAAGATCGCCAGATGCGCAAGCCAATCCATTTATTTTGGTAAAACCAAACCTGGCCAGTACGACGCACTCACTAAGAGCTCATTTAAGAAAGGTAGGTTCGGTCATTTCACAGTCGGAATGAATTCGTGCGAAATAAAATCTAGCGTGGGCACGAACAATAGGTTCAGCGAACCCGACTCTTGGGCTGGGTCGAAATTCGTTGTTATTGACGCTACATTCAAAAATGAAGATTCTGAAGGTCGACTGCCTTCTGAGGGTAGCTTGATAATAATCACTCCGGAAAAGAAGGAACTTCGTTACGACACGACTGAATCTGTTATGCAGAAGGGCTATGGCATCTACTTCAAGTCTGTGAATCCGCTGGTTACGATGCCAACAAAAATCGTCTATAGAATCCCAGCGGAAATTACCGGAGAGGTGCTCTGGGAGCCAGGTCGTAACCCAGAAGGTAAGAAACTGTGGTGCACATTTTCCAAGTCGGAAAATAATACATAATAGAGAACCACATTGCGCCATTTGCTAAATGGCGCATGCTACAATCAGACATAGGCCATAGAGCCCTTTCTGACAAAAATAAGAAGAATAATAAATGTCAGCCACTCCCCCGGCGCCGACAAACGCCTCCAACTTGGTTATTTCCCTGTATGCCCTGATCCCCCTGTTATCACTGGTGGTTTCAGGTGTCTGGGCTTATTCAGGCCTCGATAAGAAAATCGAACTCCTGGATCAGCGCGTCGACATCGTCTCAGCTCAAATCCAGACTTATCAGATTGAGCGCAAAGAAGACAATAAGCGAATCGAGGGCAAGCTCGACAGCATTAGCAATCGCCTGGACTCCTTCATTTTGAGGGGGGCTTCGAAGTGATCGCAATTATCTCTGCAATTTTCGGGTTCCTGGGGCCGTTTGTTCCCAAACTCTTCGACATGTTCCAGTCTAAGCAAGACCATGCTCAAGAAATTGAGTTGATGAAGCTGCGGATGGAAACAGCCTCGTCTGAGCACATGTGGAGGCTTGAGGAAATTAATGCCAAGGCTGACATTGCTGAAGCTGTCGCAGTGCACAAGCCTGAAGAGTCATACGCGGATAAGCTAATTTCGAATGTCGGGGGTGGGTCGCTGCCTGGATGGGTCAAGGCATACGTGGCTCTGATCGGTGTCCATGTCGATTTTGTGATTCGTATGTGCAGGCCGTTGATCACGTATTTGATGGTCGGCTTTTACATGTTCTACAAGATCGCTGTGTTTCATGCATTGCAGAGCATGGGGATGACGGGCTTCGAAGCGCTGAAAGGCAGCTGGACTGAGTTTGATGAAGCCATGCTGGCCGCAGTCATCAGCTTCTGGTTCGGCGGTCGTATCCTGCAGCGTCATATGAAGGCCAGGTAATGGCTAGGTCGCTGCTCGAAGAAGCAGTTGAGATCGCGGCCAAGCTTGTCAGTCGTCCGGAGTTTGATGGTCTGCATGACCCTGACCGATCAACAGCTGTAATCGAGCCCTATTACGATCCGGTCGGCCTGCCCACGATTGGTTATGGGCATCTGCTTTCTCGCACTGCATGGACAGCTCTGGATCAGTTTCCTGCGATCTCTATTGCCCAGGCTGAAGCGCTGCTACGAGCTGACCTGATGAAGGCTGCTGGTGCAGTGATGCGCCTGGTGAGGGTCAAGCTCAATGCGAACCAGATCGCGGCCCTGATCGATTTTGTATTCAACGTTGGCTCTGGAAATTTCGAGATCTCGACCGTACGTAAGGTTATCAATCGTGGGGATTTTGCTTCGGTGCCGGCCCATTTGATGCGTTGGGTATATGCGAAAGGTGTGAAGCTTCCGGGCCTTGTGAAGCGTCGCAAGGCTGAAGCTGCGCTCTGGGTGGCATGATGAAAAAGGTCTCGGCAAAGAAGGTCATTAGTCGACAGATCCAGCTTCGTGGGCAGTACACGCGCATTGCCAGGGGAGCTGTTGCTCAGCTGTACCAGCTCAGATCTCAGGTCGCAGAAGAGTTGAAGGCTGACGTGAAGCCAGGCGGCATCATGACTGCGTATAAGTTGAAGGCGAAGCTCAAGAACATCGACAGAGCTATCGATGACCAGTACTCAGCCATGGAGCGTGATCTCGTCGATGAGCTGAGCCAGCTTTATAAGTCACAGGCTGACTGGGCTGGAGAAGTTTTCGAAGTAGACATTGGCGGTGCGCAGACCAGCGATGATTTCATCCGGAGCTTCATCGAGTCCGATCCCTTTGATGGCAAATTACTCAAGGAATGGATCGGCGAGCAGAGCCTGGCTACGACGAATGCGGTGAAGCGGGCTGTGAGGCTGGGGGTGGTGAACGGGTTGCCGGTAAGCAAGATTGTCGACGCTGTCGTCAGTGATCCTGTGAATCCATTCAACGCCTCCAGGCGCAATGTGGAAATCCTGGTTCGAACTGCTGCTGCCCATGTGACAGCCAATGCAGACATGATTGGATTCGAGGAGGCTGGGGTTGAGGAGTACCAGCTCAGTGCGGTTCTGGATACTCGAACAACACTCATGTGCGCTGCGCTCAACGGCAAAAAATTCAAGGTCTCAGATCCTAAGAGAAAAGTGCCTCCGTTCCATCCTGGGTGTCGCACAACGATGATCGCGATGTTCGATCCAGACGACGAGCCTGTGCCGGACACATTCGACAGTTTCCTGAGGGGCCTTGATGAAGATGATCAAGTGAAGATCCTTGGGCCGACAAGATTCAGGATGTGGAAAAAGGGAATGCCCCTCGACGGGTTCGTTGATCAGGACTCCTATCACGTTATTCCGCTCAACGAAATGAAAGGTCTGTCACTGTCATAAAAAGCGTTTCTCTTAACCAAAGATCCCCATTTCCCACCCTCAACCCCTCTCTTATATTTATAAAGAGAATGTACGGTTGAGGGTAAAGATCCCAGGAGAGGAGCCCATAAACCTACGTGATTTGGTTAAGAAAAACTATGTACTCAACCTACTCAGAATACGTCCTCGAATTCCGAAACGATCAGCTCCCCAGTGACGGCGAAGCCCGGATCCTAAAGTCAATCGAGAAGGCCTCCAGGCTTGCTGACAGCTACATTCGCTCTGCTGGCCTAGATGCACCGATCTCTGACGCAGAGGCGATCGAAGACATCAAAGGCTTCGTTCTGGACATCGCCAGGTATTACCTGTGGAACGAGAACCCCACTGACGAGCAGCGACTCCGTTTCGAAGACGCCCGGCGTTGGTTAGAAGGCCTTGGCACTGGCCGCAACCGTATCCGCACCGCGACTCAGGAATCCCGCAAGTCCGGCTTCCATAACGTCCGGCTGATCCGCTCATGATCACTTCAGCAAGTCAGCCGATCACTCTCGAAGTCGATACATCAGCCCTGCAGGAGCTCGCGAGCAAGGTCAGGCAACTCGGCCCAGCTAACCCACACGTTAAGAAAGGGCTGAACCAAATCGGCGTCCGATGGATTGCCAGAGTCAAAACCTGCTTCCAGCGCAGTGTCGATCCCTACGGCAACCCCTGGGCGCCCATCACCCACCGCCAAGGCCAGCCGCTCCTCGACACGGGCCGTCTTCGTAACAGCATCAAGCACAACGTCAGGGGCACAAACCTAGAACTTGCAAGCAACTTGATATATGCCGATAACCATCAATACGGCATAACAGTCAAACAAAGACGGTACCTGCCTGATAAACAAGGCCTCCCGAAAGCCTGGCTCGCCGAATACCAAAATATCCTCTTGCAAAACATCGAAAACGTCCTGACCACAACTTCGCCTGTGATAAAATAAGAAGAAAAACATGGCCATCACCGAAACCCTCGAAGCCTACAAAACCCTCATTGAGAATTTGCCATCAAAACCAAAGGTAGATCTTTTCTCGGGCAAGTTAGCTGACGAAGCTCTTGGTAAAATCAACTTAGAAGGCAATCAGTGCCATGTGCTGCTTGCCTGCGGTGGCGGGCCTATAGTTTCTGATGCCCCAAAGATGATATGCGACGCGGTTTTTGGAGCCTTCATTATCTCTAGGGCTGATCAAGATACCAAGGGCGTATCTCGTGGGGCCATGAACCTGGGGGTTGAACTTTCTAGGACTCTGAAGACGTATCGCGGAAATCCCAGGCGCAATCCAAATACCCCAATGATTGCTTCCTTTGAGGAGCTGCTTTCAGGGTTCAAAGCGTCGAACAATAATTTTAGCGCCTGGCAACTGGCGTGGACGCACTGGGTAGCGTTCGACTGATATTCACCACACCACCAATAACAATAAGAAAGGTGCACGAAATGCCTGTACAAACAATTGATACTTCCATTGGCTGGATTGGCAACGGTGCCATCCTGATTGCCAAGCTGGACTCCAACGACCTGCCAACTGGCGGCTTCTACGCTGTTGCCCACTCTTCGTCTGCAGTTTTGGCTCTCACCAGCGATAAGGTCGAGATGCAAGACACTACCTACGGCACCTTGGCCACTGCAAAGTCCCGTGTGATCAAGAACACTGGGGAGCTCACGATCAATGCCAAAGACTTCAACGTCGAAGTCATGAAGCTGGCACTGTTTGCAGACGCCATCAAAGACGCTGCCGCCGCTGAAAAGACCTGGACAGGCAAGGCATACCTGGGCCGCAGCATTGTCGTTCCAGGAATGATTGCTTCTGTCTCATCCGTTACTGTTGATGGTGACGTCTTGGCGGAGAGTTCCTATCGAGTCTCTGGCGGTTCGATCGAGTTTGATCTGGCAGCTGGCTTCATTGATGGCGCAGAAGTCACTGTCGTGTATGCCACCAAGGCTTCTACTCGACTGGAAGGCCTGATCAACTCGAACGTCAACGTGCAGATCATCTTCGAAGGTATGAACTTGGGCGAAGAAGACCAGGCCGTGAAGGTGACCTATCACAAGGTCTCTCTGAGCCCTGCAGCACAGCGTCAGCTCATTACCACTGACTGGGGTGACCAAGAGATCAAGGGCACCTTGCTTGCGTCCAAAGCCGTCAGCGGCAGTGGTTTGTCGAAGCTGTTCAAAGAAGAGTACGCATAAAGCTCTTGCGCTACCTGCATGAAGCTGGATATTCCGTGTAGAATGTTGGTTTTACACGGAGTTCGGCGAGCATGAGGGTTTTACACATAACCAATGTGTTAGTTGGCGATCTAGAGCCGCTCAGCCCTGTGGCGACTATTATTTTAGATGGTGGAGAAGAGCGGGCTATTAATTTAAGCCCTACTACTCTGAAGGTCTGCTATGACGATAGCGATTTATTTGAGGGGCTGGACGCTGACGAGCTAGATTATTGTGTTTGGGATTATGTTTCTGAGCACAATTCCAAGCCGACCCTGACCCTGGACACACTCAACGTTCTTGCTGAAGTTCTGAGTGAGAGGAGGTGTGCGCAATACTCCGTTAATGATAATTATATAATTTGTGTCTATAATGAAGAAGAAGGGCATTTTTATCAAGTGTCATCTTTTTGTGATTTATACGCTGGTTATCAAGAGCTCCAGGAAATGATCGCACAAGAACCGACTGAGTAACCCGGTTTTTAATTTTTTTGACATTAGTCGCTGCTACATATTAACGCAAACCTAGATTGATAACTTCGGGGGTAAGGATGCAGGACGTCGAAGGCTCGATGCGGAGTCATTGGGCATCAGGGATGGGGTGGATCGTCTACTCAGTGAGTGAAGTAGACATGATGCTGATTCACTTCTATGGCTTTGTTACTCAGCAAAAGATTCCAATCACATTGCCAGGCAAGTGGAAAAAGCAAACAACCGCTGATCGGCTAAAGCTGGTTGAGGCTGAGCTGGATAAAATGCCTGAGTCTCCAGCTACTTTGCGCATCAAAAGAATATTCGCACGTGCGAAGGTGTTGATGGATCAGCGTAATCATATCGCCCATGGTGTACTAGCTATTGTAGACGGCGGGCAGATGGAGATGGTCAGGTATGATAAAAAAGCTGATCAAATGGTTACCATGACGTATTCAGAGCTTAGGGAAACGGAAGTAAATGCCCGCAAGCTCAGTGATGACATGTCACTTCTGATCCACCTTTGCGACACTTACGCGGACTTTGTAAGGCCTTATGCGCCAGGTGAAGTGCAAGGTATGGAGGAAATCAAGCCTCATGACCCAGCACCGGCAGCTTGACACGGCTGCCTACTAAACCGCCATTCGCATGGATCAGTGGTTGTACTTGTACCAGACCTGCCGGGCTGCCGCAGTACACCACGATTCCTTGAAAGCCTCCAGCTTCGGAAACTCCCTTTCAAGACCAGCTTTGGCGTTCAAGCAAAACCCTTCGACGCATCCTTGGTCAGCCAGCTCATCAAGCAGATTGGCTTCAATGAACTCAGCAAGCTCATCAATCCTTTCACGCTCGTAAGCAGGGTCATTGCGCTCAGCGACTTTCCGTTTACACATGTACTCCATGACTTCCTGGAGAGACATCACGCTCATCTGCGAATCAGTGAGCAGTGGTGGTAGATCAGTGCGTGCATCAAACATGATCATTCTCCTCGTCGAGGGCCAGAGACCTGTATTCCTGCAGCGCTTCTTCGACCACCCAGTCCATTTCTGGCGGAATAAGCAGTTCACCACCGATAGATCCTTCGACTTCTTTGCGGAATTCTATGAAGTTATAGGCATTTGAATTCAGGGCGATCTCTCTGACTGCAGCATAAATCTCAGCCTTGGTAGCTACTAGCTCGGGATCGTATTCAATATCGCTCATTTCAAATCTCTCTCTTGTTGTGTATTGCTTACATCTTCAATACTACCGATGCCTACCATGTCTCGCTAGTAGACATCTCCAGCCTTTGAGGTATACAACGAAAATAGTTCTACCTCGATTCTCTTTGTTGTCAAACCGGGTTTGGCCCACAGGGGTTGCTGGGTTCGGTATAATGAATAAAAGCCACATAATAATAAGAAGAAAGCATGGCACTCTCAGATCTCGTGATCCCTTCGCGGCCAATCACTATTACCCAGGCATCCGCTGACAAGCCGGAAGTCACTATCGATGTGTTCGGCCTGAATACCGAAGACTTCATCTACCTAGTTGATGGATATAAGGAAGCCCTGGGCGCTATTTTTCTGCGCAACGTAAAAGAGTCACTTGCTGATCCGGATGTCTCGAAAGAGATTTTGATGAGCTTTCCGGGGTTTGCGGCTGCTTGTGTTGCGTGTGCCTGTAAACAACGAAATGCAGAGGATTACGTCCGAAACCTGCCGTTCCCAATCCAGCTTGAACTATTGGCCACCGTCTTCTCTTTGACGTTTCCGGAAGGTCTAAAAAAAAGCCTGGAAAAACTGCTGCCGACGATCTTACCGCTGCTCAAAAAGTAGCGAAGTTTGAGGCTTCAAGGAGGAAGTCAGGGCCGGCAGAAGAGCAAGACCCCGAGCAGTTTGCGCTAGTGCTCATCGAATGCTGCGAATTGCTAATTTCGAATGGCCATGCTGGGCTGAATCCCTATCAGTACTCAATTAAGCGCCTGTTGCACTTGGTTGGTGTTCATAAAGAACGTCTGCGTGACCAGCTAATGACCCGAATCATCGCTGACCATATGTCTCGCATTGCAATTGCGACAGGCGACGGGAAAGAGTTCAAAAGTCTCATCGACCAATTAAGCCAAAAAGAAGAATAAGAAATGGCAGGTTCTACAATTATTCAACTCGTCTTGCGCGCAAGAGACGAGATGTCGAATGCTCTTGGTAGTGTAGCCGGCAAAGTGGCAGGTCTAATCGCGGCCTTCACCGGCGCTGCTGCCATCACAGAAGCCGTAACCCAGCTGACAGAGCTCGACATTGCAGCCAGGCGCTTGGGGGTTACGGTTGAAGATCTCACAGCCGCTCAGTACGCCGCCTTTAAAACAACTGGGGTAGGCGCAGAGCAACTCGTCGATGCACTTGAAGAGGTTCGAATAAAGATTGAGGAGATGAACTCTATTCAGTCTGGTGGAGCGATCGACTTCTTCCAGATCATGAAAACGTCAAGTGCAGAGTTTATGAAGCTAAATCCTCTGGAACAGCTTCAAAAGATCAGCGACGTGATGAAGGGCATGTCTACATCTGCACAGTTTACATTCTTGGATCAGATCGGCTCAGACAATTTGCGCAATCTCCTCCCGTTGCTGCAGGACGGCTCTGGGAAGATGAAGGAGCTAATGGAGCAGGCTAAGGCAGCTGGTCTAACGCTAAGCAGTCTCGATGCTAAAAACGTCGAGCAGATGAATCGTTCTTTCAACGAGCTTACCAACACTTTGTCCACGGGCTTCAAAAAGGGCGTGGCTGACGCTGCTCCTGAATTGCAGGCCCTGTTTGAAATGATCACGCTGGGCACGACCCAGGCTTCAAGCGACATTGACAATATGGGTTCGTCTGGACGCGAGATTTGGCGCTCTGTGATCGAAGCTGTAGGTAATGGTTTTGCCCGGCTTGGTCGTGCCGTTGATGGCCTGTACGCAGTGTTGTTTGGCTTAGTCACTTACGGTGCTGACTTCGTCAAATTCTTCCTGCTTGGCGTCGATACGATCCTTGATTACGTCGGGAAGTTTGCCGGCAGCTTTGTCACGTTCTATCGCCAGGCTTTTGCAGACGTTCTCTCATTAGTCGCAAACAGCTTTGTTCCTGGCATCAAGTCTCTGCTCGATAAGATCCCTGGCAGCATGGCCAGCTCCATGTCGGCAGCTATGGATGGCGTGCAGAAGTCTATAAATAGTTACGCAACTGAGCTCAGCAAGCCTGTAACCATCAACTTAGGTGGAATGCTGGCTGGAGCCGCCGCAGAGGTCGACAAAGTAAGCAAAATAGCCGACCAGCTTGGCCAGCAGGCCACCAAGGCTTTCGCTACCGGCGAAGGTGGAACGGTCGGTGCGATCAAAGGTTTCACCCAACAGATCCTGGCTCGCGGGGACGAGCTGAACAAGGCGAATGAAGCCCTAGTCAAGCAAGACCAGGATCGCGCGAAGCTTGGTACAGCTAAGGGTGGTGACGCTAAGAACAATCTCGTCAACACACAGACTGCTGCGACCCTAGCAGCCACCCGTGCAAAGCTCGCTGCAGACCTCGCTAAGCTCGAAATCGATAAGACCATCGAGTCAATACAGACACGCCAGCAGCTTGATCAAAAAGCCCTGGACGCCCGCGCCACTGCCGAAAAACTGACTGCAGGTGAGATAGCCGACGCACGCCTAGCAATCGATTTGAAAGCAAACCGCGAGATAAGCGACCAGCGCAAAGCGAGCATTGGTGAAGACCTGAAAGTGCTGCAGGCGCAGCTCGCGGCACAGCGAAAAGTGCTTGGCCAGTCGACGATTGATTCGGAGCGCGGCACGGCACTGGGTGCGATTGCTGATCTTGAAGCGCAGATCACGCTGAAGCGACAAGAGCAGCTGAATCTCTCTTCGGCATTGGCTAACCAGGAAGCAATTCTGAGGGCAGATCGAGCTTCGGCTTTGGCCGACTCTCAGGCTCAAGTCCAGGCGATCAAAGATCAGCTGGAGGTCGATCTTCTCCGCATTCGCGGCTCGGACTACAAAGCTGATTTGCTTGAAATCGAGCGCGAGTTTGATGATACCAAACGCATCTTGGAAGCCATGGGTGAGGACTCGACGGCTGCCGCAGATCTGGTCGCGGCAAAGAAAGCGAAAGCAGAGTTGGATGAGATTGACCGGCAATACGCGGCACTGAAGCGGAAGCTGGAGAACAACCAGATCTCGTCGAAAGACTACATGACCCAGGTTAACGCTTTGGGTGAGCGCGGTCAGAAGGCAGCAGAAACCACAGGCAATCAGGCAGACGTAGATCGAACCAAAGACAGTTTGGAGTCAGCCAAATCCGAGGTCTTCAGCTTCCAAAAAACCTGGAAAGATCTGCAAAGCAGCCTTTCATCTGACGGCCTAGGTGATGCATTTACGTCAATCATTGACGGGAGCAAGTCGGCTGCTGAGGCGTTTGCTGATATGGGATCTGCAATGATCAGCATAATCATGCGAGTCATCGCACAACTGCTAGTGCAGTACGCCATTCAATCAATGATGGGGATGTTCGGCGGCGGGGCATCGACGGCTGCTGGGGCTGTCGCCAGCGGAGTGAAACACGACGGTGGTGTCATTGGATCAAGCAGCGGTCGCAGCAGGTCAGTGCCAGGGTGGATGTACGGCGGAGCAATGAAATATCACACGGGCGGGGTGATTGGCCTGAAACCGAACGAAGTACCGATCATTGCCGAGAAAGGCGAGGAAATGCTGACAGCCAATGATCCTCGGCATCGCAACAACCTGGGCAAGGGCTCCGGTAATTCCGGCAGTGATCAACCTCGTTTGACGATCAACAACATGATCGATGCGCCGAGCATTGCCAGCGCTATGGAAGGCCCTGACGGCGAGAGAGTAATTATGAATGTCGTTCGAGCAAATCGCTCCGAAATCAAGCAAATGTAAGTGCTATAATAAATAAAAAGCCCACAAGAAAAACAAGATGGCTCTCTACTCTTTCGCTGCTGCATCTCACACCGATTTTGTGACCAAACTCCTTGCCAATTGCCAGGCCGAGGGGTGGGTTGTTGAGTCGGATTCGGCCTCTGCAAAGGTCTTGCGGGTGCCTGCTGGGGGATACGTTGCGCTGCTGATTGACGGCGTTAATGTCGAGCTGCAGGCGTTCCGGTCGTTCGATCCAGGGCGTGGAATTGGCGATCAGATCGGGGCTATCAAGACGCCTGTGGGTGGGTACCAGTTGCCTCGGTTGCCGCTTCACGATCAGAGCTTCCAAGTCTGGCTTTCTGTGAGTGAGCGGCGCCTGGCGGGGGTGTGCCGGATCTCCAATTCCTATCACAGTTTTTATCTTGGTCTGCTGCTGCCTTTTGCGAACACTGAGTCGTACCCGTTTCCGTGCTTCGCAGGTGGGTCTGGGGATGCTGAGCTTTGGTCTTCTACCTCTACCCAGGCTTGCGCTTACCCTTGGTACGGCGGCACTTCACGACCTAGCCAGGTCTGCCTTCCGGGTGGTGGTTGGCAAGCTGTAGCCAAGAGTGGGGGCAGTGACACTCTGGACTTTAAGCCGACTTACAGCTCGGACTATGCGTACACATGGCCATTCGACGGCGGCGTCGGCGGGCTGGGCAAAACCCTGGGCGGGGATCACGTGATCTACAACGCCATGATCGTGTCAGGTGCTCCTGCAGTAGGGGAAAGCACTGACGATGGATTGTGGCTGGGGTACCTTGACGGGATCTTTGCTTGCAGCAATGCGGGTGCCTCTGCTGAGTCCGTCATCACCATCGATTCTGTAGATTTTCTCCTGGTGCCAAACGTGTACCGGGGCGCTCAGTACTACGCATTCAGGCTCGCATAATGAAATACCAAACTGGTTCCTACTCGTCGCCCGAAAATCTCCTGCAGCTCGTGAAGGACAAGCTGGTTGCAGAGGGTTGGACTGCTGACTCGCATGTGTACGTTGACGCTGCTGACGCGACATTTGGCAAGCGCCTGCATCTGCACAAGGGTGATGTGTACGTGAGTCTTCGGAACTTCGATGACTACGATCCTGCGCGAGATGTGAAGGCTCTAGGCTTTGGAAAGACTGGGATCGATATTCGCGTCAGCATGGGCTACAGCGCTTCGAGCGTCTGGTACGAACAGCCAGGGTTTTCGTCGATCGGACGCTACGTGCAAACCGGGGCTTCTGGGGTGTACCACCTGTTCACTGACACAGCGAAGGTTATCCTGGTTGCTGAGTACGAAACTGGCAGGTATTCGCATGTTCTGTTCGGCCTGCTCAACACACACGTGGCAGGTACTGGCGGTCAGTTTTTGGCAGGCACTCAGGGAGCAAAATTCGCGGAGTGGTCAGTGCCATTCGATACGTCGACAGACACGACCTGTGTGCGCGTTTTGAAGTCCGATTACACAGGCTGGCTTACGAATGATAGCTACGTAGCAAACCAGGGGATCTCCCCGTCATTCTCTTCGTCGAATCTCATCAGAGTGCCTAATTTCAGCCCTGGATCGACGAGCCAGATTGGGAGCATTGGCAGCTCGGCTCGAAGCTCGAATAGGCTCAACGGACTGTCGGGGCTGATGCCAATTTACATGTTTGTGAAGGATGGCGGGGCCTGGTGCCCGTATTCTGAATTCGACGATTTGTTCTTTGTGAACTGCGATCTGATGGTCGCTGAGCAGGACTATGTTGTCGGCGATCAGACATTCAAAATCCTCCCATTTCTAGGCAAGCAGATCCCAGCTGTGCGCATTGGGCCCTTGTATCAGCTCGGCCTGGCGGTGAAGATCGATGTCTAAGATTTCCGCCCGATTCCTGGCGATCACGGCGCAAGCTCCAGGGTACGCAGGGTATGAGTTCGTGCTAGATGCTCGGCCAGTTTCTGCTCGAAAAATGGTGCGCGGGGATTATGGTTATGTCGGCTATTCTGGGTTGAACTTGGCTTGGCAAGGACTCCCGGCTGGAGGTTGGGGAGACGTGTTTTTCGACAACGTCTTCATCTCGCCTTCCACGATCGAAGCTGGGCTTGTCACGGGAGATCAGACCTACGAATTCGCCATCTGGCACTCGTATCGTTCAAGCCTCACGCTACGCGGGGTCACCGAATTTGGCGGCGATAGCATCGAGCTGACAGGCATTAAATCTGGCCTGCTGACCTCCTTCGAGTCGACGAAGTATCTGGTTTCTCTTAACCAAACACCCGCCGACACCGCCTACCGAGCGGCCTTCGATTTTGGCCCCGCTGGCCAATACGATTTCAGGCTCACGGCTTCACAAGCCATTGTCATTCACTTCCCAATCGACTGGGGTATGCAGCCCGAGATAAGAAGCAGTTACTTGACTGAGACGATTGAGAGCTGGAACGGAGCCGAGCAGCGCATCTCTCTTCGCGACCAACCTCGGCTGTCGGCGACCTATCAATACGGACTCACGGACGCTGACCAGTACCTCTTCTCCAGTCTCGTTGGCAATTTCTCTGGTCAGTACCTGGTACCCATCTGGCCCTATCAGTCCGAGCTCGCAGAACCCGTTTCGAGGTTTGATAGCAAAGCCACGGTGACCGATCTGAGCGCATGGGTCGTGCCTGGCTGCCGGGTCATGTTGTCTGACGCTGATATGTGGGAGATCTGCCTCGTTGCGTCAGTTGCCGGGCTGGAGGTGGCCTTCAGTGAATTGGTTAAGAAAAACTATCGAAGCGGCGCTCGGCTTGTGCCTGTAAGTCAGGCCTGGATCAATGATGAGGTCTCGTCCGTCGCTCACGGAATGGATGTCGAAGTGACAGGAGCATCGTTCGATTTCGACGAAGTCGAGCTGCTTCGCCCGGCGCCTGTTGACGACTTCACTATCTTTAATGATCGGCGAGTACTAGATATTAGCCCCGACCGATCCAGGGATTGCACTCTTCAGTACAAGCGTCTCCGTGAAACCCTTGATCCCAGCATCGGGGGACGATACATCCATGATCGTATCCAGGGTGCCATTAAGTACCTGCAATTTAGCTGGAGATTCTTCGACCCAAAATCCCGGAAGCGATTTGATGACTTTGCTGAACTTGAGCGTGGCGCCCAGGGCGAGTTCTACATCGAAAGCCCTCTAGTTGCTATGCATCTGGTCAAGGATATAGAAGCCCCGACACTTGAGATAACCATTGCTGAGGCCAACTATAAAAACTTTCTAAAGTCCAACACCTTCGCACCCGCTATCGCACTCAAGTTGTATAATGGAACTGTGCTATATCGAAACGTTGAATCTGCGACTCGGGGCCTGGATAGCACTGAAGTGGTAACGCTTAAAGAGTCGGTCGAAAATATCAAAATCGATGACGTCGAATACATAGCGCCACTATTTCTCGGTCGTTTCGAGTCAGATGAATTCGCTCACACATTCGATACGCCCGTTGACAGCTCAATAACAAAAATAATAAAGCAGCTCATTTATGTTGACCCTGAAATCGATCGAGAGATCACTATCACTTAACAAGCCCGTAGAGCTCTATCTGTTTGAGTTCGGCTCGCAGTTCTTTGCCTATACATCCGGCTCAAGGCCTCACCTTCACACTGATGGTGTTATCTATGAACCCCTGGCAATGAAGCGTGGCAAAGTCCAGAGGACTGCTGAAGACTACAAAAACCAGCTGACCATCGACCTGCCTGGCGACTCCCCGGTGCCATTGCTGTTCCGATCGCATCTGCCAGCAAAGCACGTCAATCTCAAAGTCTTCAGATCCCAGCGCGACGACAAGAGCCTGTACGTCAATGTATTCGCGGGCGAAGTCAGCGCAGTAGCCTGGAACAACAGCATCGCTACGCTGACCTGCAACCCAGCAAGCGCATTGCTACGTCGCCAGATCCTGCGCTTTGGCTATCAAAGCCAGTGCAACCATCATTTATACGATGATCTCTGCGCCTTGGATATCACCCAATACCAGGAAACTCAGACAGTCCTCAGGGTCGAAGAAGGTGGCACCAAGATCTTCCTCTCGGCACTGAATCATGATGCTGAATACTACTTAGCAGGCCTGGTCTCGTTTGACGAAACTGACTATCGAATGATTCTGGAAGTAGATCCTGAAGAGAATTCAGTGACGATGATTTCCGGCATGGAATCCCTCGCTGGAGGCAATCAAGTCAAATTAGCCAAAGGCTGCGATCGCTCTGCTAAGTCCTGCCAATCGTTCAACAATTTTGACAACTTCACAGGATGTCTGACGATTCCTGACGAAAACCCGTTCCTATAATAATAAGAAGAAACCAAATGGGCGCTCTCGCTATTTTTCAAATAATCATGATGGTCATTGCTGTGGCCATGATGTTTATTGGCAGCAAAGTAAAAGATGACCGCAAGCCTGCTGGGTTAGAGGATTTTACTTTTCCGACTGCGGCGGAGAGACCAATTCAAGTTCTGTACGGGACTCGAAAGCTTGGGGGTGCAAACGTTCTCTGGTACGGAGATCTCCGCTCAAAAGAAATTACGAAGAAAGTGAAATCAGGCTTCTCGTCAAAAAAGATGACGATTGGCTATAAGTACTTTATGGGTGTCCAGTTGGGCATTTGCCATGGCCCTGACGTAACGCTTAAAGAGGTTTGGTTTGACGACGACAAGGCGTGGTCAGGTCAAGTGACCTCTGGGTCGTTCACGATCAACAAGCCTGATCTGTTTGGCGGCGAAGAAAGCGGTGGCGGTGTCCAGGGCACGGTAAGTTTCTACAATGGGGGTTTGATACAGAAAGCCAACGCATACCTCCAGCGCGTAGTGGGCATCGACATCGTCTCCGGCCTGCGCGGCGTTTGCTATGCCGTCCTTGAGCAGTTCTACATCGGCAACACTGAAACTCCGGCAAAAGTCTCTTTCGTCTGCAGCCGATTCCCCAAATCACCAGCCGGTAACATCAGCCTGGAAGTCATCGGCAACGACGCAAACCCAGCTTATGTCATCCATGAGTTTCTGACTGATAAACGCTTTGGAGCATCGATCTCAGCATCCCTGGTCGACCTCAGAACGATCGAAGCATGCGCCCAAACCCTGCAAAACGAAGGATATGGCGTAAGCGGCGTGGTCGACTCAGCAAGGCAAGCATCTGCAGTCATCGATGACATTCTCAAAGTCATCAATGGATCTCTCGTCACTGACGCGGCCACCGGCCAGCTCAAACTGAAACTGGCTCGGGAAGACTACGTGATCGCCGATCTGCCGGCCCTGAATGCTAGCAACATCAAGGGCATCAGCAACTTCAATCGTGGCTCGTTAGACACTGCTGTGAACGAAGTCAAAATCAAGTACATGTCGATCGCTGACGGCTTCACCGAGCGCACGGCAACGGCTCAAAATTTGGGGCTGCGAATCCACAAGGGCGACAGCGACGGCGTCAGCTACGACTTCATGTCCATCTCCACTGGAGCACTGGCTGCCAAGGTCGCGCAGCGAGAGCTCAGACCGCTGTCGGTGCCACTGGCGAGCTGCATCGTTGAGTGCAACAGGAGCATGTACGACATCGAAATGCTCGACGTTGTCACTCTCGATTGGCCCCCACTGAACGTCCAAGGCTTGGTCATGCGCGTTATGAGCGTCGACGTTGGCAGCTTGAACGACAGCTCGATCAAATTGACTCTCACTCAGGACGTTTTCGGCGTTCAAAACACTGTGTACGCCGACGGCGGCGAGCACGTATGGACAAAGCCAGTCTTCGAACCTATCGATCCCCCTGGCATCCAAATCGTCGAAGCGCCGGCAATCTTCAACGCAACTGCTGGCCTGACGCGCACGCTCATGACGCTTGTTGAGCAGCCAGCAGCAGGCCAGAACTACAAGCTGATCACGCGCCAAGGCATCGAGAGCTGGTCTGAACAGGGAGACTATCCGTTCACGCCAATTTTCACCCTCAACGAGGCTATCCCAGCGAGCCCCGCAACCCTAACCAGCGGCCCCATCGTCAGTGGCGATATCTCCCTGCTGGACAACTACAGCACAAACGAAAACCGCGAAGCCCTGGGCATCCTCTACATCGCTGGCGAGTGGTTGTCTTACGAGACTTTCACGATCCTCACCAGCAGCACAGCTCAGCTCAAAAACGTCAGGCGAGCTCTCTTCGGCAGCACCGCAAAAGCACACCTCGTCAGCACGAAAGTCTGGGCCGTCTCCGAAGGCTATGGCATCACTCAAGGCCAGTTCACAGCAGGCTCGGCGGTGTACCTGAAGACGCTCGTAAAAACTCAAACCCGCCGCCAAACCGAGCCCGAAGCAGCTGAAAAAAGCGTTGTCGTCAAAGGCGTCAATGACCATGTTTTCCCGCCTGTGAGGGTGTTGGTCAACGGAGTCGAGGGTGGGGAGATTTCTGGGACTGCAGAGGTGTCCTGGAGGTATCGGAGCGGGGCTGTACAGGAGGTCGCTTTTTACACTGATGATCGAGATCAGGCGTTTGCAGGCACCGTGTCGATTGCGGTGTATTCGGAAGGCGTGAAGGTTGAGCAGGTGGATAACCTGACTGGGAATTCCTGGCAGTTTGAGGGCGAGGCGTCTAGCAATGGAGGGGTGCTGCGGGGCGAGCTGGAGATCATGGTTAGCACGTACAGCGCGGGGGGCAGCTCAGATCCAATCGTTGTCAGAGTCACTCGATCGACATTACCCTGAGCCTGGTCAATTTCGTTACGACCATGGAGAAATCATTAGAATCCCCGCGCTGCGGGGATTTTTGATTGATTGCTTTCGTGTTAGATGCCAACCCCTGGAATCGGATCAAACCAGTTGGCTTTTGTTTCGTGAAGAACATCCACAAGCTCAACTGCCTCACAGCCAGTCTTGGGCTTAAGTGTGAATGTCATAGGGAAGTTTGGTCTGATATTCCCACTAAGCGGATGTATGACAATCTTCGTGAATTTACCTGCACCTTCAATCTCGTGAAGCTGTTGCGGCAGTGCTTGAATGCCAGGTGCGCCTTCTATCCATGCAAACACCTGGTCAACGCTGTTTCTGACCAAAAACATAAACTTCGGATTCGATTCCTGGAGATGTGACGCTTTGACAGTGATCTTCAGTTCTGTCTCTGGCGCGCCCGTCACCTCATAAGTCAGATTTGAAAAAGCAGCGTGCTTAGGGGTGAATTCGGGTTTTCCTGAAATTCGATCTTTGATCTGCTGGATAGTCGTATCGATACCATTTCGATGCATGTCGATATAAGCTTTGTCCATTACGATTGCTGGCAACGCAACTCCGTCGACTCGCACTGGGACGAAGGTGATCATACCTTTAGCGGCTTGATGCAACGCGCTCTGCCATTCCAAGCCGACCATTCCGCTCTTCAGACTGTTTTCAGTGACAAAGAACAGAAAGAAGTCAGGAGACGCGAGGCCTTCATTCATTTTGCCGATGATGCTGTCGCCAGGCTGAATAGACCAGTCATCGTAAAAGACCGAGTCTTGACCGTAAATCTTCCTCAACTCAATAGCGACTGGCTCTACAACCGGTTTGTCTTGATAGTTGTGGCTTAAAAAAATCGTAGGCATGGCACATCTCCCTTGTGTCGGATGGCCAATCCTACACTGAGTGATGGCCAGTTGACTGCTAGTGATTCACGGCCAGTATGGGATCCTTCTCCCACGCCTCCGTTAAATCTCGTTCCTGCTCGACCTGCGGCAGTGAAGTCCACCCCGAACGCAGCTGGTAGTAGGGCTCGCCTGGCTTTTTGTCTTCAAATTCGAAATTGGCGCGGATTCCGAACAGTGCCAGCAGGATGGCCATGATTAGCTTGATCGTGGCTTCGAGCTCTTTTTGGTTTTGTACTGCGATGCTGAGACGGATGGCTCGACGATTGCGGGCGCGGAGGACGAGATAGAAAATTCGGACTCGCTTTTCGCGTTCGCTATCTCTTCGAGCAGCTTCTGCCTCAAGGCGGTGAAAGGTTTCGGGATCATATTGGATACCCTCCTGGGTGGTGAGTTTTTGGAATGTAAGGCGGCTTCGCTTGAGCTTTCTGCCTGAGATGACTGTGCCCTGGTACTCGTATGCAATCCCCGTGGGCTGGCCATCGTTGTTTTTGGTGAAGTGCACGTAGACCCGCTGCTGGCGCAGGAGCTGGATGAGCATGAACATGTCGCCTTGGGCCTGTTGAGTGGCTTCGACGGCACCTGCGATCTTCGCGATCATTCTGTGCTTGAGAGGGATCGTCCCTTCGCGCTCAGCGGCTTCCAAGGCGTTCCTGGAAATTGCGGTTCCCCAGGTTTCCGTAGGCGATGGGGCTTTGCTTAGGCCGAAGTGATCCTCAATCCTGGAGGTGGAGTCACAGCTGCGGGAGCGCTCGTTGCTGTCCCTCACCATGCTGAACTCTTCATCCAGGCGAATGCGGTTTGCGACGATATGGACATGCTCGTGATCCGTATCACCATGAAGAACAGCGACCCACTTGTTCGTCTCATCAAAGCCGAGGTCGGACAGGTACATCTCGATCGCTGCGCGCCATTGATCGTCGTCCAGATGCTCTCCAGGAGGTAAGGCCAGGATTGCGTGCCATACAGGCTTGATAACCCGGTCGCTGTCGATGGCGTTGTTTCTCAGCTTCTCAACAGAATCAAATTCGGCAATCATCCCTTCAACGTCAATCTTGTCGTGGCCATGGTGAAGTGGATCAGGAGAAAAGCAATTACGCCCGATTGTTCTGATTGTTGTAAGGGCATGCTCATGCTTTCGAAGTCCGAAGATATATTCGATTCGGTTGCGAAATGAACCGATGCCCTTGTCTGTGATTTTTCCAATCAT